GAATGAGGGCTGCCGAGCGGTACATACAAACACCTCATTGCAGCGATTGGATTCGTGTTGCCAGCGCCGTCGCGATGGCTTTGTAACCAGCGCTGTTGGGATGTGTTTCACTTCCGAACAGCGTCGTGTTTCTTCCTGCCGGTGCGCCCTGGAGTGCCAGGATTGAATAGGCGTCCAGGCACAGGATTCCGCGCTCGGCGCACCACCTTGTCAGGCCACGGTTCCATTCGGCGATGGTCGCCTGTTGGGCGGCCGTGCCCGATTGGGCCTGGAGGATGGTTATGAAGATCGGCACGATTTCATTCAGAGCACAGCGCTGAACGATCGTCGCGATGTTACCGATGAACGTGGCCCATGAGGCACTATCCATGACATCGTTGTAGCCGAGCGAGAACACACAAGCCCGGGGCGTGTAGTCACTGACGTAAGTTGCGAAATTCGCCGCATTGGCCCAGGTCGTCGATGTGGAACCGCGAACGGCGTGGTTCATGTAACTGCCGAACAGTGTCGAATCAATCTGCGATAGGTGATACGACGTCGGCACATCGAACTCCACATCCTTCCAGTCCAGCCCGTCCCCCAGCGCCTCGATCGGGCTGGTGCAGTCCGCCGCCCCGGCCATAAAACTGTCGCCTCCGAACATCAGGATCGGAGAATCCATGTTCACGTAGCAATAGGCGCTATACCCTCCTGTCCCCATTTGGAGTCCGAATGTCTGGTCGGCCCCGGCAATATCGCCGTTGTGGTACAGGACGTCGCGGTCTTCGGCGTCGAGATTCTGCGCGCAGTTCATCCAGGCGTCCGCGTCGGTGGCTGTGATGGCAACCGCGATGCAATCCCCCGCCCGGCAAGCCGGACTCCCGCCTGGCCAAAGCGTGCCGACGGGGATCGTGTCCCATGCGCCGCCACCGGTCAACGAGCCGAGGATGTTCGCTGAATCAACTGGGACCTGATCCCAATTATCATCTACCGTGTTCCGCCTCATTACACGCAGGACAACCGAGGTGATGTTTGTCAGCGTGTTCGTCCAGATCGTGATTGAGGTGATCGAACCGGACGCCCTCAGGCGTTGCGTGTGGCCACCAAAGAGAAATGTGCGCACACCATTCCGCGAAAAGAGCTGGCCCACATCGCCGGTGTCATAGCTCGACACTGCCACCGTGTTCCCCTTGGACGACGCGGGCATACTGATCAAGCGGTCCCCGGGATTCACGGGAATCCGGTCTACGATTTCACTTGAGCGCAAGATACCCATGGTGTAGCTCCTTACGGTTCGCGCGTCCCGTAGCCGGCCCCGCGCTCATAGACGCCAGGAATGATGCTGAAAACCGGCGAACCGGCTGCCGTCTTGAAGTTGAGAGTCGCCAACGCAGGGCCGACGACGACACTTTGTCCGTCCTGCACCGGCAGTTTATCTGTCCCGACCGCCCAACTTGCCGTCACGTCGCCCTGGGCGAACCAGATCGTGTTGGCGTCGGCCCCGCCACTGGCGTTCAGTCCCGTATGAACAATCGTGTAGGTCCGATCCTTGTGCAGCGTGACCGAATCCTGTGTGGTGTCAGCCTCGATGATCGCGGCTTCGCTGCTTTGGCTGATGTCAGTCGCCATGTCCGCTGTCTCCTTCGCCAGTGACCGTCAGCGGCGTCGGGGTCTCGACGCCCTGTAATCTGCCTTGGTCGTCCGTCGTCGGAACGAGAACTTCGTAAGTCGGGCAACCACCCTCATCCACAAATCGGGCGCTCTTGATGGCCCGCTCCATGCTCCGGTGTGCCTGCATCTTGCCGGGCAATTCCATGACGATACGCCGGCGCCGATCCAGGCGGACCAGAACCATGCCCTCCGGCGTCTCCAGCACGACCGGCTGGTGCTCCCGCAATTGAATGATCTGGCGCGTCATGCTTTACCCTGCCTGCAAAAACCCGACCGGCATCTGGGGGGCCAGAATCTCCGGATCGGCCTCATAGATTTCGCTTTCCAGATAACGACCTGAGTCGCCCATCGTTTTCAGCATACGCTGGATCATGGGGATTCTTCCAGCACGCTGGTATCGCCTGACATCCTGTGGAGAAACGCTCAGCGCCGGCCAATCCGGGAACGACTCTTTCCATTTCGACCTGAGCGAGCCCATCGTCTCGAAGTCCAAATTCGTGTATGCCTGCGCATAGCGGCGGCGAAAATCGCGGACCCGCATCCGAACGTCATGGATGCGCTCCATGTATTCGCGGGTCCTCCTGGATTTCTCCGTCGGGATCCCGAGCATGGCGAGAATCAGGTCGGTCGAGTTGCCCCGGTACATGAGGCGTTCGTCGTCATCGACGAAGCCGCCCACATCCGGCCGCCACTGTTGGACCGCCTTCACTGCCCGCGTGATGGCGACACCTCCGGGCAGCAACGTCTTCGGGATGGGAATCGCCCCGACGCCGGGCAGGTACATGGGCTTCATCGTCTTGATATCGCGGCTGGCGGCGGCGGAGATGCTTCCGATGACCGCCCCGGCGACGGGGCTGACCGGAAGGGGCGAAAGGTACTGTCCCTGCGGCGTGAATGTGAAAGGAGCGGTCAAACCGACCGCATGGCCGAGATCCAGCCCGAGAGCCTCCTTGGCCCCATTGGTCAATAGTTTCCCGTATAGGATCATCCGGGCCACGGTGCCCCAGTTCCGGCCGCCCGTCATGCGCTCGAGGATGTTTGCGCCGGCAAGTTGTTCCTGCGTCATGGCGCCACGAACAGTGCTTTCGGCCATGAATGACAGGGCCCGGGTCGGGAAACTCGTGAACATCCGCAAGGGCGCGGGTAGTACGCTCTGGAAACTCGACCGGGCGCCCGGGCCAGGCCGGAATTGCGTCGCATTGACGATGCGGCTCGATTCAAAGTTTAGCCATTCCTCAAGCTCTTGGCCGACAAGGGGTCTGCCCTCGACGCTGAGCGGGACCTGGTACTCGCCCCGGCGCATGGCATTCTTGAGGGCATGGCGGCTGGCGAAGAAAGTCGTGGCTTGGTTGGCCAACTCGGCGTGCGTGAACGGCTGGAGCAACCACCGGGCGAAGTCGTCATAGCTCCGGAATCCCCGGGTTGCCCGTGGTCCCCATGCCATCGTGGTATTCGGGTTGATGTCAAACAGCCGGGGATCGAGTTTCAGGCCCGACTCCGCGAGTTCGGGGAATGTCGTGTTGAAGGCCCGCTGGGCGGCCTCGTTCATATTGTGAAAGAATCGCTCCGGGCGGGTCAAGCGCTCGCCGATGGCGGATCCCGACAGGAGGCGATATTGGTTTCCGACTTCCCGGCTATACCGCGGCATCCGGCTCAGCATCTCCCTGGCGCCGGCCAGCGTCGGCCCGACCCCGAGGGCCGGCGCGGTTGTCAAAGCCGGCTGGAGCACGTTCTGGATTGCCGACCATGGATTGAGCCCGAGTGTCGAGGCATAGAAGTAACTCGTCGTGCCGTTGATGATGCTTCGCCACTGCCGATCCCGCCGCATCGTGTTCAGGGCGTAATCGACCGCTGCCTTGTCCCGTCCGCGCACGTTCGCGGTGGCAGCGTCAAACTTCGCGCCGACCGCCGAAAAGAGGTTGTTGACGAGGATTTCGCCGGTATCCATATCGCCCCGCATGTTGCGGACGAGGTTGCGCAGGGCGGTCAGCCCGAAGGGGTTCGCGCTGTTCGGGACCAATCGCCGCTCGATGATGTTCGTGCCGGCTACGGGCCGTTCTGAGACCTTTCCGCCAATCGCCCGGAGCCCTTGGTTCATCACCTGCACGATGATCGGCTCATCCGTCGGCACAATGGGCGGACCGTCGGGGCGGTAGACAGTGGCCAGTGCCCGCTCGTGGGCGGTCAACGGCGTGTTCAAGGCATAGGTGCGGGCCGCCGACTGGACGTACTTCTGGAGGGCGACATTGAGATCCGTGATCCAGAGTTCCTGGCCCTGGAGCGAATGCAATGGAATACCGAACCGCTGCCGACGGAAGAGGTGCTGGTTGAAGATTTGCCCTTGCGTTCGGTTGAGGAAGCTCTGGTATCGGGCATAGTTACTGGACAGGCGATTAGCGGCGTCCACAGTCCAGACGTGGCCGGGATTCTCGCCGGCCGCTTCAAGCACTTGGCGAACCCGCCCGAGACCCATGCGCCCGATGGCTTCCTCTGGGTCCATGCGGACAATGCTTTCGTCGCCCAGGAGCGGGATATGGGGAAGGTAGTCCCGCAGATATTTCGGTGCTTCCTGCCGGCCCCAGGGTTCGAGCCGCGCTTCCGTGATTTCGGTCCCATCAAACCCGCCCCGGATCTTCCGCGTGTTTTTGAGCAGATTCCAGATGTCATCCATATTGCCCCGGAGCTGTTTGGCCACGACGTGAAGCTCCGGTGTGGCTCCGGCGACCATCTCGCCCTCCATGAGCATCGAAACGATCGGCATCTCTTCCGCCCATTTCGGCCGGCGCATGACCTCCAGCATCTTGCTTCCGATTTCCCGAACCTTGGCCTCCCGCATCTGTTGGATCGCGACCAGGCGAGGAATCGGCGTGCCGCGGAAATACGTCTCGACCGGGCGTGTGAAAAAGCCAACACCGGTCCATTCGTTCGCATCAGCAACGAATCGCTTGGGGATCTGTCCGCGCAGCCAAGTGATCGGCGGGAATCTCTTGTCCATCAGCATCGCGATCCAGACAACCGGATCGGTTACGGTGTTGACCACGAAGCGGGCGAACGGATTCTTCAGGCCGAGTTTGTCGGCAGCCGAGCTTTGTTCCTCGACCGTGACCGCGGCTGGATCGGTCAGCACCTTCGAGAGCAGGTCCACATCGGCCGTCCCGATGGCTGCCATGGAATCGTGAAACTGTTGTTCGAGCGTTGGCACCTAGATCATTCTCCGCACATCAGGCTGAGCCTGGGTCTGCTGGAGGTCCTGGAGCATCTTGATGATGCCCAGCGCCCGGCTCATATTCAGAAGCTCCCGGCCGGTTCCGATGGATGCGTCCTGTGGTTTCGTGCCGCGTCCCATCATCTGCTGGAGCATCATCATCTGGTATTCCGGCGGAACCGCGGTTTCCTGTTTTTTGCCGCCGAGGATTTTCGGCAGAAGCAGGGCGGCCAGCGCCACGCCTCCGATACCGCCCCATTTCAGCTTGGATCGAGAAGCGGCCGATTTGGCTGCCGCCTCGCCCGCCTTGCGTTCTTCCACGCCCTTGAGCACGCGCTGGAAGGCGGAGCCCATCGGCTCGCCCGCCTCGACCTGCTTGGCCATCCCGGCCGCTTCCATGGGAGTCGCCCCATACCGTGTTTCCAGGCGTCTGGCCGCCTTTCCGAGCTTGGCGGCCTGCCGCTGCCGCTGATACGCTTCGGCTCTGCGGTTCGAGGCCCATTGCTCGATGTTGCCGCCCTCATGGTAGCGCTGCTTCAGTTCGTCGAGCATGTTTTCCGGCATCTTGATCCCGGCCGAACGCCATCTCGGCTGTTCGCGGGCCAGGGTTGCCACGGCCGCAGTTTCCGCCGCCGCTTCGAGGCGCTGCCGAAGTGCCGCCGCCCTGGCCTTGCCCGAAACGGGCTCAAACTCCTTATCCTCCAGGCGATTGAGGATGGCTTGTGTGACGGAGTTCAGGCGACCTTCCCTCATGCCGGTTCCGACGAGGCGTTTGGCCTGTTCCTCCAGCATGCGCCGGCGGGCGGCCTCCAGTTGAAGCCTCTGCATCGCCTGGGCGCGGTCGCGGGCCAGCCGGGCATCCATGATCGCCGCTTCGCCGGCGGCCCGCATGAGCTGAGCCGGCATCTCGACCTCGGCGCTCGTTCCAGATAGTGCCCGGATCGCCGCAAGGACCTCTTCGATGGATTGAGCCATGATGTCACCTCAAAGCGGCGTTGCCGTAATAGGCGCCCAGGGGCCACTGATTTCCCGCCAGACCGAGCCAGTCCAGCATGTTGTTCTGTGCAAACATCTGCATCAGGGCGCCGAACAGATCAGTCCCGCCCAAATAGCTGTAGTCGTACCCGCCGCCAGGGCCGTATCCCATGCCTTCCAGCACTTGTTCGACGATCCGCTGGATGTCGGCTTCTCCGGCTCCGGTACTCGCCGTTGGCGTGGCTGCCGTGCCCGCGCCGTACCCGCCGGCCGAACCAGCCTGCGCCGGCTCGGCCCAACGGTATCCAGTCCCAAGGAAGATCGACTGTTCATCCTGCATTGCGTTCGGATTGGGATACCAGATTCCGATCGGCGCCGCGTTCGGGTCGGCATTGGGATAGATGTCGTACCCGGTGGCCTCTTTGGGCTCTTTGCGAGTCGGATCTTTTCGCCCAAGCCACTGATTCTGGACTGTTCCCAGGGCGCCAAGGAGATCCGATATCGCCTGGTCATCTTCGTCCCAGGGCGTCTTTCCTGTATTCACGCCATAGAGCGTATCTTTTCCGATGCTCAGGGCCATCAAATGATCCTCCTCGCCGGCTGCTGTGACTGGAGCAGGGATTCAAGGGCCTTGGCGACCGCCCGCTCGTCGATGTAGTCCTGCATCTGTGCCCGCTGGTCGATCATGTCTGTCGGAAGCCCGTGCAGCGCCGTCCAATCCCAGATATTTGCTTCGGGGTGCTGTTCACCTTCGAGGGCGCCGCGGGCCAGTTCCATCCCGCCTATCATGGCGCCCATGTGCCCAAGCGACCCGGCAGTACCCAAAGCCCCCTGAAACAGGCCACGGGCTGACGGAATGTACTTCTGGAGTGCCGTTGGCGCAGCGCCGTGCCGGGCCGAGCTGAGAAGGCGATTCAGGGCTTTGCCGACACCCGTTGACGCCGCTTTCGTTGCGGCCTGGCGAGCGAATGCCGGCCCGACTAAACGGGTGACAACCTTCGTGCCGGCCGTCGCAGCCAGTTGACCGGCCAGCAGCTCCAGAATCAGCTTTCCGATTGCAATGGGCATCTCACCAGCCCCTTCCCAACAGCATTTCCAGTTCAGCGTTCAGCTGATCCTCGTCTACAGCCTGGCTCTGGACGCCATCGACGGTTACGGGCTGACTTGCCGGGCGCGTCGCCGGCCCTGCGCCGGCGCTAGGATACACCATCTTGAAGATTTCAGGATCAAGCAAATCGCGATACCACTCCTCTTGCACGCCGCGACGCATCTTGATGAGCGGTTCAACCCGCTGTTGCATTTCCTGTTGAAGCTCCAAGGCTTTCTCTTGCCCGCGCGCCGGCTGGATCAGGCGGTCCATTGTTGACAATGTTTGGTTGAACTGGCCGAGCACAGTGCCTTTCAGATCTTCGTAGGGTGGCTCACCGGTCCAGGCCGATTTGAACCAGTCCGCCATTGCTCTTGCGCTCCCAGACTCCAGATTCGTGATTGCGGTAATGTTTTTAGAGGACAGCCCATTGGCGACCCGCTCAACATACGGCCGAAGTGTCTGCGAAAGGTAATGCCGCTCATCTGGTGTCGCATCCAGGATCGCCTCGTTGTACGCCCTGATTGCCTCTGGCGCCTTTTCGAGCAGCTTCCGAGTGCGATCCGACGGTATCGTCGCCTCATTCTTTATGTTCTCTGGAGAGATCAGGTTTACCAATTCTTGGAACTTGGGAACAATGGTTCTGGCTGCGACACTCGCCGCTTTGGTCGCCTCGATTTCCTCTTTCTGGGTCGCCCGCTCCGCCTCTTGTGTCGCCTCTGCGGTCACGTCACGCTCGCGCCCGGTCAGGGCGTCGATGGTAGCTTGTTCTCGGCGCATTCGATCGCGTTCTGTCTGGAGTTCGTTGATTTGTGCGGTCAATAAGTCGATCTGTCGGTTCTGAGGTTCAACCTGCATCCGAACGGTTTCAAGCGCATTGGCAAGCTGGTCTTTGATCGTCTCCCTCGTGGCCAGGTTCTCTTCCCGTCGCAGCGCCCGATCCAGCTCCGACTCTTTGGTCCGAGACTTCTCCAGGGCCATCGCCAGATCGTAGTTGCCCTGCTGATTCATCTGGGCGATGAGAAGCTGTAGCATCGCCATCAGCATCGGATCATCATCCTTGTCGCGCAGGATCTCGGCGAGAAACGAATTGTCCGGTTGCCGGGCGCGCGCCTGCTTGGCCATCAGATAGGGCCGCACATCCATTGGCGCGGCGGCCACGCTTACGGGTACGATTGGCATGGCTCAGAACCTCCTCATTCCACCGAGGGGCAGACCCAGGCTCGTAACACTCGGCAGGCTCGATTGAAACTCGTAAGCCATCTGGGCCGGGTCAACGCCGTAACCGCCCGGAACGCTGGGGGTCGCCGGCTGGCTCGTTTGCGTCGGCGTCAGGATCGCGGCATTCGTCTGCTCAGCCGCCGGTTTGCGCTGGGCCATGAAATCCTTCAAGGCGTTGGCGATCCAGGGGCCGGAACCACCGCCCGCACCGCCGAAAGCGAACGAGCTGCCGCCCGATTGCACGCCCACCTTCATCGTGGAAAGCGCCTTGAGGATGGGTGGGATATCCAAGCCGGCCAGCATCGGATTCGATGCGCTGGCGAGCTGATCGAGCATTCCGCCCGTATCAAAGAAGCCTGGTGTGGCCACAGGTACACCCGCCCCGCCCGGCGTCGCCGGTGTTTCCATGTGCGGCCCGGATAGCAAAGCCGGGTCGTTCATAATATTCGCGAGACTTGTTCCGAGCGAAGACATGATCCTACTCCTTGCGCATCTCGATTCCGTCGCAGGCCACAATCCACACTTCACCCGTCTCGGGGTTGGCCACCAGGTCGCCGTGCGTCAGGGTCAATGGAACCGGGCTCGACTCATGTCGGTCCCGAATCCGGCGCGACAACAGGCGGTTGTATCGGCTTTCGCCATTGAGCCAGGTGATGCGGCCTCCGCCGCGCCGATTCATGCGTTCCACCAGCCCGTATACGTCGCGGCTGGCGTCATACGTCACCTCGATTCCATCGACGTACTCTGAAGAGGCAGTGGGCACCAACCGGTTGCCGAGCGGGACCATGAAGACACCAGACGACGACACGAGCCCTTCCTGGGGCGAGCATGTCGTCAGTTTCCTCACTGAATGCTTCAGGTCCTCGGCCGCTGAATCGAGGTCCCGGGCCACGTTCACAACGATGTCACGATTCTCGGTCGTGAACACCGCACTGGTATGGCCCTCTTTGAGGAACACCGGCTTGGCGTCAGGGCGCCCCATTCTCGACAGCGCCTCGCCGGCGACTTCCCTGCACTCTTCAAAACTGAGGGCATCGCTCGGCTCGGTGATCGAGGTTAATTCCTCGTCCGCCACACCGTTCTGGAAATCCATCCACCGCTGTTTCAGGTGATCAAGATTGCCCACCCGCTGCACAACGCTCATGGGCGGCGTGGAAAACACGGTGTTGCGGGATTGAAGCTCCCGGAAGTTCCCGAGACCCATCTTGCCGATGGCCGATTCGATGCCGAAACCGTTCGCCAAGTAGTTCACGTTGCCGGCCAGCATCAGATCGGCGACCGGCCGGTAGGGAGACATCCGGATGTGTGTCACGTATTCCGGCCTGCCAAACACATTCAATACGTCTCCAACTTTCCACTCGGAGGCTGCTTTGCCCTGGATAGCGTGCTCCGGCGTCAGGCTGATCTCGGCGACGCCGCCGCCGACCGCGATCGTTACAAGATCCTCCCGGTATTCCTGGACATCCAGACCGAAGTCCGCCGCCTCGACGACGTGGAAGTGGGCATCTTCGCCCAACACCTCGTCGCCCTCGTCCACCATTCCAAGCGGGCAGAGGCCGTCCTTGCGGACGACCATGGCATCGGCGCCGACGCAACTCTTAGAGAAACCGGCACCGGTTCCCACGAAGCTACCGCTCGCCCCGCCTCCGGATTTCGCCCCGCCACTTGTCGCCATCCATTGCAGCAGGTTGTTCACACCCTGCTGCATCGGATTCGCCTGGAGCATGGGCACCGGGATACCTGCGATGAACCCGGCCTCGGTGAGAAGCTGCTGCAAGTGGCGGCTGGTGTCGGCCTGTTCCAATCCCATCGCCTCCATTTGGCGGGACAGGGCGTCCTGGATCGCCCCATACTTGGCGACCTTGGATTGCCAGTCGGCTGACCGATCGGATTCGACGGCCTCGGCCAACATGGATGCGGCGGCGAGCATCTGGTTGGCGGCGGCCTGGCCGACCTGTGACGTCAAGGCACCGCGGGTCTGGGCGATCTGGCTCCGAAGGTTCTGTGCGGCGGTCGCGGCGGCGGTCTGGGCCTCGCCGCGCGCCATCCGCATCTTGTTCCGTTCAGCCTCGGCGGCGGCTTCCGCCCCGAGTGATTCGCTTGCCCTCCACTGGGTTTCCGAGAGGTCGAGGGCGTCGCTGATGCCCTCCATTTCCTGAAGCCCCTTCCCTCGTCCCAGGGCCGCGGACAGCATGGCCTCCCGGTTCGACGCCTCCCTGGACCGGGAGGTTTCCGCTACGTCTTCCCGCGTTTTGGCCAGCCAGGCATCCATCTCGGCTTCCGGGAAGTATCCGCCGACCTGCTCGGCGAAAGCGGCAGGTTCCACATCCCCCCGATCGAGATCCCGCTGCACGTCCGTCAACACACGCCCGAAATCTACGCCTCCGCCGTAAGCGCCGGCCAAGGCCCTGGCTACAGACCCTTCCGTGCCGAGCATCTGGTCGAGATTAAGAACCCCTGCGGAGCCTTCCGGGGCATAGCGATAGCCGCCAGTCGTGACGCCTGGGAAGCCGATCGCTTCCCGGTACTCTGCGGCCGTCCGAGTGGGCGGCATCTGCCCGGATGCGTAGCCAGCCGCTTCACGCCCGAGGCGTTCGGCCCTCGCTCCGGCCCGCTCGCTGAGGAAGAAGTTCAGCAGCGTGTCGAACATGGGGGCGATCGCCATGGCACCAGCCATCATGGGATTCATGCTGCTCGCTCCTATTCGTCCGTCGAAACGTCCTCGGCGTTGTGGCCTGATTCGCGAATCCGCATCTCGACGCCCTTCAACCTGAAATCCGTTCGGGCATGAAGACACTCGATCTCAAGGGTGATCGCCTGCCCCTGGCATTCCACATTAGATGCCGCATCCTTGGACGTGTAGGCCACGTCGTCGTCATCCCAGATCGCGATGCCGTCTTCATCTTCGCTAGCCGCCTCGTCGTCGTGATTGCGATAAGCACGGACGGTCAAGGCACCCTCCGGCGGGTCGGGCCAGTCCTCGTTCTCTGTGTTCCGAGGCCCCGGTAAGGCCCTGACACCCACCGCCTCGATCGTCTTCACGTTCTCCCGAAACGCACCTTGATATGGCGCAAAACGCATTCTGAATCGCGTCGCGCCGATGATGAAGCCCGATGCCGCCGCTGGTAGTGCATCAAATTCAATCTTATCATTGTCTGCGTTGCGAATGACACGACCAGCTCCATCGACCGCCTCATTGGCAACCGATGTGAACCGAACCATGTCGCCGATCATGGACGCATGGAACTGTGCGAGTTTCTCTATTTTGGTCGTCGTCGAGGTCCATCCGCCTCCTAGTGTCGTATCCTCCACATTGTAGTCGTCATACGGGTGCTCGATGCCCTGGTAGTTGACCTCGAAGACGTTGCCTTCGGCTGTCACGGAATAGATCACGGCTGCTTCTTCTTCGTCGTCGCCCGCATAGGACGAGCGTGCATAGGCGACGCCGTTGTCGTCGTCGAGTTTCGTCCAGTGGTTCGTGCGGTACGAATATTGGAGCACCTGGAACGTGTTCGCGTCGATGGTTCTCCGAAAACGGATCGCCCCATTCAGCGTGTCGAGTCCCACGTCAATCGTCTCGCCGGCCGCATAGGCAGCCTCGAACCATTGCCGCATCCGTCCATCTTGGTCGAGCTGGCCGATTACGCCGCGGTGGCCCCGATCATCCGCCGCGTTCGAGACAACCATCAACCTCGGGCCAGTCGGCGTGGCCCACACGACGTTGTTCTCAAAGACGACGACACTGTGCTCCCAGGGCGTTCCATCGCCCGCCGCGCTGACGGTATCACAGAGCAATTCGCCGCTATCCACGTAAAGCAGATGAATCCCTTCGGACATGATGACCGCAACGTAGGGGCCGACACGCACGATATCGCGGAGCTTGTCTCCCGTGTTACTGATCGTGAGTGTCCGCGTCAGGAACGATTCGGGGGCAAACGTGTCCGTTCTGCTGTAATGAATATGCTCGTCGCTTTCAATGAATGGCCAATCCAGTTCATAGGGGCGCTGGATGTAGCCATAGACGGCCGTCAGATTCTCGCCTGGCCCGGGCGCTTCAAGCTCAAGCTGGCCGGCGTTGTCGCGTGCCGAAATCGGATAGGCCCCTGTGACCGCCTGATCGCAACTGATGATGTAGAACTCGTCGCCGTCCTGCCAGGTGTAATTTGTCCAGGGATTCGTGGCGTCCGCCAATTTGCGGGTCAGGTGCGTGTATGTCGCCGCATCCGCCGGGTCGATGTAGTACATGCGGTTGTACGCTATCGGATTGGTTCGACTGGCGTTCGCTTTGCCTGCACAAATCGTCACATCGCCCAGCGTCTCCACCTTGCGACAGATCGGTGGGGGATAGCCGGCCAGAAGATCCGTGGCTGACGCCTGCGTCTGACCCGCCAGATTCGCGTCGCTCATGGTGCAGGCGTTCTGGGCGGGCGGGCTTTGCTCCACCAGACAATCCAGGACGGCGCCGCCAGCGCTTTCGTTATCGAGGTCGGCGATTTCGATACGGCGCTCCAGGAAGTACGCAGCGCCGCCCGCCTGGGTCCGCCAGACTTCAAGATGCGTCCATCGCTCATGGAGCGGAGGAGGATAGTGTGTTTGGCGCAAGGGCGTATTGACCTTGAGCAGATTATTCAAGGCCGCTGTAATGTCGCGATCATCGAGGTCGCCCGCATCATAAGCCGGCACAAACCGTGATTCGGCACTGTCGTCCAGGTTGACGGCCCGCAGCAGCACGCGGTAATCTCCCGCACTCAGGCTCCCGCCCGCCACGGCGGTCATGATCCAACTTTTTTCCGTGTTCCCGTCATCGTCGCCGGCCGTCTCGATCTCTTCCGGCTTCTTGGGTGTGATGAGCCCTGCAAGCGACTCATTGCCCGACGCGCCACTGATCGTCCCATCGCTGAGGTGCACGATGCGGGAGGGATACTTCTCGCTGACGAACATAACGAGATTCGTGCTGATCCGGCAGCAATCCCATCGCTCCCCGAGATAATCATCACTCCCGAGATCCAGGTAAAGCCCCCAGGTGGCGTCATGCAGAAGCCAGAATTTCCTCCCGTTTGTCACCCAGATGCCGCGCTTGTCGTACTCGCTGTTATAGAGGATGTTGAATTTGTCGAACCCGACCCACGCCCCGGACATATCGGGAGCCCATTCCAGAGTGTCATCCGTCTCGGCCGTCGTGCTGATTCCGGTGATCTTCCGGGCCGTCTCGGCTGCGGACACCCGGCCATCCGACGAGCGGTAGATGTAGCCTCCGATCATGGCTTCCGGCCAAGCGTAGGGGCTCGTGAGTTTCTGGAGGCTACCCACGGCCGCCGTGTACCGGGCGGCCAGGTAGACATCCGAGTACCGGACGCCGCTCAAACCCTTGAAGTCGATTCCCCACGCATCGACGAGATCGTCGCTGTCAGGGTTGGTGACGCCGAGCGGGCGGCGCCCCCCGTCCGGCGCGATCCGGCCACGGCGCAGCACATCCCGGCCGAGAATTTCGGAAGCAAGCTCCGGCGGAATGTTCCACGGGTCCGACGTGAGGTCCATGTCCACGTTCGGATCGCTCATGTCGGCATGGATGAGGACTTCATCCGAGCCCGTGTCAGATTTGATCTGCGTCAGGCGCATCAGGCAATCCCGATCGAGTAGGGGTCCACCTGGTCCCAGTTTTCCGGGATCGTGCGTTCCGGCGCCCGATCCATCGTGTTCTGAATCGCCCAGTTGAGGCAGGCGTTCCAGAGGTTCCTCCGATCCTCAAGCAATCCTGCCCGGCGCCTCAGGTGGGTTCGCCGGCCGGTATTCCGGATCGCCACGTCCATCGCGTAGATCGAATCATACGCTTCAGGAAGCTCCGGGCAGATTTCATACTTGGCCGTCGTGGGCTCCAGCGTCCACGGATGCCGGAGAATAACATGCCATTCGTCGTCGGCGTCTTTGTAGTAGTCCAGGATTTCCTTCGTCTGCCGCACACCCTCGTCGTCGGCGGCATCATAGATGCGAAGCAGCGAGCCGTTGTAATAATCCGGGAGGAACACCTTCTCCCCGGCATCCGTCGCCGGCGTTCCCGTAATAAGCCAACACCAGTCCACATCCACAGTGAACGTGTCGAGATCGGCGAGCCCGGTCACGGTATCGAACTCGATGTAATCGGCATTCGCCGCCGTGATCGTCCTGGAGGCCCCCTCCACCGTCGCCGTACCATTGATCGGCGAAGCGAACTCGATCGTCTCGCCCTCCAAAGCGGCGGTGAAGAACCCCGCGCGTGTGATACGGTGCGTCCCCGCCACGGGCACGCTCAAGGCGTAGGTCAGCGCGTTGATAACCCACGCATCCGGCGGGTTGGTGGTCCGCGTAGTCGTGGCGTAGTGCAGTAGCACGGGTCCCTTCAGGTACGTCATTACCCAATCACCCGCGCTCTGGCTGGTCGGCACGGGGTGGACCTTGAATCCCCGCTGCTGCGTGAAGATCTGGATTCCCCGCCGGCTTGCATAGGTGGGGATCGTATTCAGCTCGTCTTCGACGTAATCCGGATCATTGTTGACGAGCTTCTGAAGGGACACAAAGTGCCTGAATCCAGGCGGAAGCTCGTAATAGTCCTGCCCACTGACGAGGGTGATTGTGGCCTGGGTGCGGCCCACGAGCGATTCTTGCCCCGTGGCGTTCAGCAGCCGCTCGAACAGATCGACCTGGACGGTGTGAAGATCCCGATACCGCTGCGCATTCGTCAAGCGTCGCTGGCTGTGCGGGTCAGCGAGGTTGTCGTCCACCTCGTCATAGAACCGATCCAGGAATGGGTCCATGTCATCGCTCGCTCAACTCCCCGGCTTGGCGGGGATGAAAACGCGCGGCTGAGCATAGGAACTCATGTTCAGCCGTCGCATCGTGCCCGCGATACGCTCCAGCAATTCCTCTCGGGACGCCTTTTCCTTTTCCCGCGTGAACTCCGCCATCTGTTCCTGGAAACGCTTTTCAAGGCGGTTGATACCGCGCTTCTTGCGGTCGAGCCGGCCGGTTCGCAGTGTCCGCAGCAACTCATAGCTCGGTAGAATCTGCTGTCCGCCGGGCAGGGCCATCGGGAAAATCACTCGCTTGGCCAGCCACCGCCGCGCCCTGGGCACTCGGGCACAGATGTACCACACGCCCTCGGGAAATCGAACCGCAGGCACGCCCTCGGGGTCCTTCGTATCCGGCGGCACGAATTGCAGCGTCAGCAAAGGGTCGATACGACGGAGGCGACGCCGAAACCACAGAGGCAGGCGCCGCCCCATCTTGTTCCAGTCCGGGCGCCGCACCATGTAGTAGCGCCGGAAGTCCCGGTGAATCGCTTGCGCTGCCGTCGGCCGCCGGGCTCGCAATGCCTGCCCGTTCGGGCCTGCCATCATCACGCTCTCCAGTCCCAGGCTTCCCGGTGATTCGTCAGGTAGGAAGTCTTGGGCGTGTACTCGAATTCGATCCCGATCAGGTAGATGTTCGTCGTCGCGGGAACAATGTTGGTCGCCGTCTCCAGCTCGATGAAGAACTCGATCATCGTCTCCGCGTTGGCGATGGTCTTGCCGTCGATCTTGCCCGCCGTGGCTGACTTCTGCGGCGATTTCGCGGTTCCACAACAGGGATCGAGCACCAGGGCCGTGTCCAGTGCCGTCGAGAAGTTGCCGACCGCATCCGTCCCAGGCACCAGTGCATCGTACATGACCTTCCAGGTGATGCTCTGGTTCGTGTAACTGTCCTGTTCGCTCGCCCAGATGATCCGGACATAGATCGGCCAGTCCCGGTCCCAATCAGATGGGATGCACATCAGGCGGCGGACATCGTCCGTCTGCTCCATCTGAAGCGCGGCGATCCCCGTGGTCCCGATTTCAACAAGCGGCGCGTTATTCGTCCCGGCCGATACCAGCGTCGCACCTGTCGGCATATAGAGCGGCGAAGTCTCGACGTAGGTGTCTGCCGAGCCGTCGTCATCGACGTACAAGAACTGGGCATAGGCACCGCCGCCTTCGCCGTCGTCATCCACATACACGGCGATTCCATTCGAGCTGGCGCTGGCGTCATGGTGCATCTCGATCGCCCGATTGCCGTGCATAAGGTTGATGCGGGAATCTTGACCAGCCGGTATGTTCACCAGGAACCGCTCGTGGGCATCGGCGTCCGGGTTGACGTAGACCTGGCCAAGCCACCACCCATGCAGATGCCACCAGCCAAGTTGGGTGCCACTCGTGAAATCACTATTCGAGGTGCCGGGATCAACAAAGTACAGAAACGACCCGGCCGACCCACCGTCATCAAAAAACAACGGCGGCTCGGAATCAGCAGACGATGAATGGGTGATCTTCAGGGGCCTTCCCGTCTTGCTGGCCACATAAAGATCGGCGCCGGTCGGATTATCAACCAACAGCCGACTCGTCGATGGGTCCCCATCGTCGTCGAAATAGACCTTCATCGCCGTGCCCTGTAGTTCCATCGTTGCGGTGTTGTCATTGTCGTGGATCACCCAGGCGTCCGTGCTGTCGTCGTCTTCGAGGTCGGCATCGGCGTTCTGAACATTGACGCCGTAAAGAACAGCCTCCTGCACGCCCCACTCATTCACCGTCCCGGTGGGCACGGCGTAAACCTCGTTGGCTCCCTGGTTCGATGCTGGGTCGGCGTCGTGTTTGACTGTGAAAGTCAAGTCTTCAACCGGATGATAGACGATCGGAATGCTATAAGCGTTACCCGAATCCCGGTGATAGACCGTCCCCGCATTTTCCATTTCGGAAATAAGAATGCCTTCTTGTGTAACGCCTCGCTTTTGACCCAGGTACAGCACCGTTCCATTCGTGGCAGCACTGTCATCGTGACTGATCGAGAATTGCAGTTGGCCGCCTTCAGCAAGCGGCACGAGGCTCATTTCCTGGACTCCGATGCACTTCTTCTGGCGCATCGGATCAGAATGCGTTGGATGCACGAGGCACCTCCTGTATCAATGAAGCGCCGCTCTCGGCGATCAGTGCTCGGTTGCACGAGGTCGGCTGTAACTGGGCTCCAATTCGATCTGTGCCCAGAAGTAGCCTTCTTCGTTTGCATCCGTGCTGTCTGCGGACAACTTGATTTTGTCGCCGGCCTGGATCTCTGTTCCGATAATCGCGTCGGCGAGCGTTTGCTGGGTCATGGCCAAATCTTCACCCATGTCAGCCGCGTCAACAATTGCGGTTGTGTCGTCCACAGTGACAAGCGTGATCGCGTCGAGATCGGCTGTGAAACCCGTGTACATGTAGAACACGCGCTTCACGTAACAGTTCCACGGCACATAAAACATGTCGATGACAGCCCCAGTCTTGCCGTTCGGAACGTACCCACCAAGCTTGATGACGACCGGCCCATCCGGATACGGAGACTGTGGAAGAATGTCTGCTCCAGCCATTGTTCTGCCTCACTTGGTTGAAGACCGGCCGCCGGACCCGGCCGAAGCCGGGCCCGGCAGCGGGTTCTGTTCATCAGGCCGCATACGTCCGCCGCGACTCAACGCCTCTCCGGATGAAGTTGGCGTTCGGCCGCGTCTGGGCGAGCTGCCACCAGCAATCAAACTCAGCGGCCGACAGGTCGGTCAGGTTCCGGCCGCTCGTCACGGGCCGGAAGATGCTGCCGATGCCGGCGACACCGCCCTGGGACATGGCCCAGCGCAGCGTCAGATCGTTCGGGAAAAACCGCTTGAACGAATCCGGGTCCAGACCGTAGATCGTGTTCGGCCTGCACATCGAACTGTTCAGGCGGACGAATTGTTTGTTGCCGTAGGTGTAGACGGGACCGCTGACCCCGCCCGCCGACATGAATGTTCCCGTGGCCGGCGAGACCATGAACGCCCGGCGCTCCAGGTGGTTGTAGAGCGTCCAGACGCTCGGCTCCGCCAGCAGCATCGGTGGGGTCGTGGACGACGGGCTGCCCGACTCGATCATCTTGTCCAGGATCTCGTCGATGATCTCGGGCTCCGGCAAGTCCATCGTCCCCGGATCACCGTAGGTGCCGTCAATGAAGGCCCACAGTTCGGGATAGTTGGTCACGTCCGCGATGTCGGAATCGGGGAAAGCGCCGGTGTTGATAAGCAGGTTCTCGACACCGTTCGGTGACAGGGACGGCGTATTGTCCGTCGCCCCGGTAGCCGCCGTGGTGAAGTCCCACATACTCTGGTAAATGATCCAGTCGTCGTCGGTGAGGGTGATGTCACCCTCGCCCGGGTCGGCCTGGAGCGCGATCCGCCGATTGTCGCGGTCAACGCTGACACAGTGCATGTGGCCGGGGTTGTGAAGAACCCCAGCCCGCGGCGTGTCGAATTTGTTCACGTTGGTCGTGGCCGCGACGTAGGTCTGCCCTTTCACGAACCGATGGCAGGTTCCGGCGTCGATGTCGATCCAGGTGGGGTTCGCCTCGGCAATCACAGCGCCGCCGGCGTCGTTCAGTTGGGCCAATGCGCCATCGCCCTGGCTCCAGGATAATGCGCTGATGAGCGCCCGAACCTGATACGTCCCGTCTTCGACGTGACCGGCAGCCACGTCCTCGACCGGGCTTCCGAGCAGCTTGGCTTCGATCTGATCGCGGGAGATGACGATCGAGCCGCGAGCCTTCTTCAGAAAGCTCACCAGCTCCAGATAGGACCGCTGGGGCGTCATGGTCGGGTCGGGGTACTGGCCCCCGGTCCCGAGTCCCATCACCAGGGCGTTGCCCGGTCCCATAAGCGTCGCTTCGGTATCTCCGAAGTGCGCCCCTGTGACCCGGCCGCCGCGCTGGAAGAGGACTTCCCAGCGGGCCTCATAGCCCGGATCGCCGGCCGTTTTCGAGCCGGCGCCGGTGATGCGGCCCATCTTCCGCGTGTTCGTGACCGTCTGGAGGAACGACCAGATCGGGTCGTCCGCCTCGACAATCAGTTTCAGGACGGAACTCTCAAGATGCTCGCGAAGCAGGGTCTCGAATTGGTTGAAAGCATCTCCAACAGCCATGGTAGTGCCTCGCGTGGAAAGCAGGTTTCGTTGGAACGGCTACGCGCCGATTCCGTGCTTTCTCCACGAGCGCCACGGCTCTGGCGGTGTCGGGTGAGACAGAGGCCGGGAACAGGAGGGTCCCCCGGGCATCACAGTCCGATATGGGATGTCGCCATCACAGGCTGGGGAGCGCCACGGCTCCGCTGGGCAGCTTGGCCCGGCATGTTGAGTTGTCGTTCAAAGTGTACACCACATCTTGTGTTGCGTCAAATCGACACGGTTCCCACCGGCCACCAACCGAGGATTTCGCTGTCTTCGAGACCGACGTACTGAAGAATCTTCAGATCGCGGCCTTCGAGCCGGACGTCATGGCCTGCTGAATCCGCAAAGAGCACTAAGTCACCCACAGTAAAGACTTTACCGTCGTCATTGGGATTCAGCCTCCGCACCCAGCCGAGGGCCTTTTTCTCTTGGTGGGCCTGCGGCACCTCGATCAGCTTCATTGTGCCGACCTTCTGGTCAGGCGGCAGAGGTTCCACAAGAACGTGACTCGGAAACGGAACAAAGCCGCCGATTGTCAGTTGTTCTTCAATCATTCAGGGCTCCTTACTGCTGCTGGGCGCCCATGGTCTGGGCGCTGGCCCGCATCCGCTGGCGAAGTTCATCCACGCCGAAAGGCTGGTCTGCCTGGGTGCCAACCACATTACCGGCCGGCGTGCCGCTCGTTGCGGGGCTAGGGATGAAGTTCGGCACAGTCATCTGTCCGGCAGGCGTGAGGCTGACCGGCTGGCCGTTCTGATCGACCACCTGCCCGTTCACGACGCGGAATCGAGGCGGAAGGCCGGCGCCGGCTTTCTGATCCCGCGTCTGGTCATCGACCATGCTGGGTGATTGCCCGGGCGCCGGGGTCTGCGGCAACTGGGCTCCGAATGCCTTGGCAAGCTCCTGGAAGTGCTCCTCCCAGGCGACGAGTGCCTTGGCGACGAATTTCGATCGTTCGTCCTGCGGCACCTGATTCAAGTCCAGCCCAGCCTGCTTGAGTTGTTCTTCGCTCTGGCGCATCTGGGCGTTGATCTGGCGGACGACGTTCTGATTCGCCTCAGCCGCCTTGGCGAGATGCGGGAGCTTTGGGGCGTGGTTCTGAATCAAAGACCGCAGACTGGCGCATTGCTGAACCTCCCCCAAGCTCCGATGGAAACCCTCCATCGCCTGAATGCGCGACTCGGCTTCCGTCAGTTTGTCCTGGAGAGACTTCAGCCGGCTATCGGAATCCGTCGGCGTGGGATCCTCCGGTTCGGCGGGCTTACCGAACATTTCGAGGATCGCCTGGGGGTCGCCGGACTGGACCTTCTTCCACCGGTCCCATTCGGCGCGATCTTCGGGGCTGAGAGCGTTCTTCTCGGCTTCGCTCGCCTTGTTGATGAGCTGGCCGAGCGTGACGATCTGCTCCCGACCGTCCGGCCCGGGGATCTTGAACGGCGTGTTCATCGTGAGTTGTGGAGATTCGGCCTCCGGGGCAGCCGGCGGCGGCGCCGGGGCCGGCTCTGCCGGTTTCGGATTCGGCCTGGCCACCGTCGGTGCGGGAGTGGCCGGGCTCACGGCTGGTTCCGTGTTCGGTTGGTTCGGCTCTGGCATCGAATGCCTCCTTGGCTATGCCATCGTGACTGCGGACGGCGCGAACACGGACGAGAAGTCCTCCGGGTTGTTCTCCGCCGCTTCCAAATACGCTTCCATCTGCATGGCCTCATGGCGATCGGCCTGATCGTCGAACAGGTCGGGCTGAGGCGAAGTTTGAATGCTGCTGTGGTGATATTTCAGTTCGAGCTCGAGCGCCTGCCGAACCTCGGGCGAGTACGTGCGGAAGGCCGGATCGAGGATCTTTTCCTTGAGAATGCGGATGGCAAGAATGTGGTGCTCCATACGTTGCCACCGCCGCGCCACGGGATCCTGGTCTACGACGGGAATGGTCGGGGACTTGCCGTCTCCAATAAGCTGACTGATCCGCCAGCGGATGCGCTGTTCGATCTGGTCATACAACACCATGCCCGGAGGCGCCATGCCAAGCATTTGCAGTGAGCGCCTGAACTCCGTCTCGCTGACAATTGGTGCTTGCTGATCGTCACCCTTCATGCCGCGCAGGTTGAACAGCATGTTAATCATGCCCACGCGGCCATTGACGACGAGCGGCATCGGGGACAGCTCGATTTCATTCAAGGCGGGCAGCTTCTCCCGTTGAATGACGGCTTCGCGTGCCAGCCCGTCGGCGCCTTCCAGTCGGATATGCTTCTCCGGTGGCCAGACCTGGCGGATGTCCTCATAGATGGCGCGGTAGGCTTTGCGCAGCGCCCGCCATTTGCGGTCGAGCACGACCTGCATGGGCATCTGCGCGTTGGTGTTGAGAATCTGCGTTGCGGGACCGCTTTCTGTTCGGCCCTCCTGTTGTCCGAAGAGAATATCGCTCTGATAGCCGGCCCCCTGCTTGGCAAACTGGTCGCAGACCTGGAGTACGGCGCCAACGTCGCGGCCGACGTTTGTCGGCGGGAAATGAAGCAGCGGGGCGATGCGCTCATCCGGCCCCGGCGCCCGGAAGGGGATAAATCCGGAGTGCGCGTTTTGCACATCGTTCGCATTGATGCACGCGCTGTTGTATGCCGTCACGCCCTTGTTGCGGTTCGCCGACTCGACCAGGTTGGACATCTGGCGATTGTGTTCGAGCTGCATCGGGACGAGTGTTTCGCAGAACCCGTAAGGCCACCAATCGTGCGGCTTTTTGTTGTAGTGGACCGGGAACAGCGGAAGCTCATCACCCACCAGCGCGATCTTGCGCCCTTCCTGATCGACGCCCGAAACGTAGCCGAACAGCTCGTCCTCGACCATGAACAGGTGCTCGCCGAACGGGTTCAGCTCGGTCGGCTTCATCCAGATCCACATGCAGGTGGCGCCGTCGAACTTGCTCTTGTATTGGATGCTCGACGTGAAGCCGGTGAAGTTGGCGTGCATGTCGGCTGTCTGCGTTCCCGCGAGATCGGTCATGCGCCGGGACGGCTCGTGACCGGTACGCCGGCGGTACGCTTCGTCCTGCATCTCCAGCCAATCTTTTGAGACGGTGATGATGCGGGCCACCCCGTCCATCTCGACCCAGTTGCGCGAATCGTAGGGGATGGGGAACAACTCGCAGAATGGGAAGGCCCGAAGAAAGACTTGATTCCGCCAGGCGACCTTTTCACTGAAAAACGCGCACCCGCCGTACACGAGTAGGTGTTGGTTCGCCTCGTCATCAACTGAGGCAATATCGGTCTCCTCGACCCAGTAATTCATCGCGTCCTGGGCCAGTTGCGCCTCGAAATAGGCGGAATCACCGTGGCCCGTGGAAGGCCGGGCCACCACACCGAGCTGGTTCGAGGACAGGCGCCCATGTTCCCAGCGATAGAACGGCTCCAGGACGGGCACGACGGCGCGGACCTGGTTCGGCTCGCGCGGGTTGACCGGCGACCAACGCCCGTACTTATCGATCTTGAAGTAGTGGATCCCGTTCAGGACACTGAGTACCTGCGTCCATTTGATCGCGTGGATCAGACGCCGGTCCAGGCCGCGGTCGAATTGTTCGCGGAGTCGCTTGGCGATGTTGGACGCACTCTTGCGGTCCTCCTTGTTCAGCCCGGCGACGAGATCGGTATTCGGAAGCCTCCCCTGCTTGTTCGGGGGGCGCTTCAGACGGTTCAGCAGATAATCAAGTCGGTCCCGTATCATGGCTCATGTGCTCCATCAGTGATTCCGACGGTTGACCGTCGGGATACTGGGGTTGATCGAGTTGGGGTTCTGGAGGCGGCTGCTTGGCCCGGATCTCCTGCATGTCCACACTGGCGTCGAGTTGGCGCTGCGCGTGTCGCTCCCTGGCGTGCTGTTCGATCACGTTTTTCAGTTCGCCCGTCACAAGTTCCGCAGTCTGCTGCACGAATCCCATCGCGTCCCGCCGGTCCCGGGCGCGCTCGCGCAGCGTCACGCCGGTCATGCCGAGAATGTGGTTCGCCAATCTGGCCAGAAGCCAGCATGTCGGCAGCCAGACACAAACCCCGGCGGCGGCGAACACGATTGCGACAATCAACAGTTCAGACATCGGCCACCTCAGCAAAAGGCATACGGGTCCACCTCGTCGGCAACGCCGACCAGCTCCGGATCATCCGAATCCGCGTCAGCTTTCATATCGTCCGTCCACGCCTCATAGGGGATCAGATGGCGCCGCGCGCGCCAGTCCACGCCGGCCTCTTCCCACTTCTTCAGTTCCGCCTCGTTCTCGTCGTACTCTTTCAGGGGCTCGCCCCTCAGCCTCGCCCCGATATGGATCGCCATCTGGAGCGCGTCGATCGCGTCGTCGTGTCCGCTGGCCCCCTCGTCCGTATACGTGTCGATCTCCCGGTACAGTTCCCGGAAACTGCCCTCGTGGGAATGCGGGAAGGGATGGTGCGTCCTTCCATCATCCGTGCGAATCGACTTGAAGAAGGGATAGCGGATCAATTCCTTGCGGTGGAGTGGCCGGAGTGAACTCAAAATCTTCAAATGCTTGTTGCGCTGGGCCGTGTTCCCGAGGGCGACGAGTGTTGGTGGCGAATGGCCGCGTTCCTCTGCCAACATCCGAAGCCGTTCGGCCATACGGAACACGACCTTTTGCATGGCCGCGGTATCGAATGCCTGGCGGACCGCGCCCCACTCGAATGCCATGCCCAGCGCTTTCTCCGGCCAATCGTCGGCGATCATGCGCTTGACGTAGATGTCGAGGACGAAGACCGTCCCGTAAGGGTCGATTCCCACCAGCGCGTTGGCGCCGAAATCAGCGTCAATGGCCGTCGAATCCGCGATGTCGCAACCTGCAACGACCTGCACCGTCGTCAACCACTGTCGCCATTCCATGATCTGCCCGTTGCAGAGATCCAGCAGGTATTCTTCCGGCAGACCGGGCGCATTATCCATGCGCCGGCAGTGCATGTAGCCGTGCCAAACCGGATCACGGACAAGTGCGAATTGGCCCTCGGCAACCGGCTTGCCGTCCAGCTCCGAGGCGACGACCGCCGCGCCCATCGTCTCGTGCTTCTCGTCATAGGCTCGTACCGAGGTCTGGTCCTGCATGATGCTGTAACGCTCGCCCGTCGCCGGGTCGCGCTCGATCATGGGGAAGTGGACCTTGTTCCAGTCCTTGAAACGCGCGTCGTACTCTTCCACGTCGCTGCGGCTGTCGGGGTCCACGTCGATCAGGTCGGCCAGGGCGATTTGCAGACAGGATGCCCGCATCACCGTCCCGATCCAGATGATGTGGGCGCCTGGGTAGAACATGCCCATGTAGCGGCGGAACAGGTTGGTGAAGAACTTCCGCCTGAAGGTCTGATCCTGCGCGGTCTCGTCATCCTCCGGGTCGTCGATGATGCCCAGAATGGGGTGACGCCCACGCTGCTTCGATTTCGTGCTGAATGCCATGATCGACGTGTGGGGATGGAGGGCGATGTCCAGGCGCGAATCGTTCCACTTCATCCCGGATTTGTAGCTCGTGCAGTAAAGTGTCCCGAGTCCGCCGAAGTCGCGGGCGATCAGTTCATTGTTCTGGAGCGTGAAGCGGATTGCCTGAAGCTCCTCCGTGCTCCGATCCTTGTTCACCTCGCTCACGAGGATCTTGGTGTGCGGGCGCATCACGACCATCATCGAACACATTTCGTGAATGAGGGTCTTCGTCTTGGTTGTGTGCCTTGGGCAGTGGATGACCGTCTTTGCGGGATGACCCTCCAGTTTCGGTGGCGACATCGCCGCCCGAACAAGGTCGTACTTCGTGATCGGGTCCCGGAAGAAATAGTCACCCCCGCTGTAGGCGTCCGGCTTCAGGTAGAACTCGACCCAAAGGAAGTGCGCCGCAATCAGATTCTCTACGTCCGTGCAGAGGACGTTAATCCGATCCGGGTCGAACCATGACGACAGGACCGACTTTCGGGCCTCGAGCCGGGCCTCTTCATCCAGGCCGTCGTAATCGGGGGGCAGGTGGGCCGCCTGAAGCGTGGCTGCGCGCTCGGCAATGCGCCGCTGATCTTCCGGCATATCGAAGTATTCCTCCGGAAGCCACGCCGCCAGGTGCGGCAGGTCGAGGTCGGCGCTCTGTCGTCGGCTCAGCATCATTCACGTCCGTCAAGCCAAAAGAAAACGGCCGAGCGAGGGGGCGGCCCCGCCCGGCCGTATCTTCTGGCTGTTGATGGAGGCATTGACGGTTTATAAGGCCGTCAACGCCATGGCACATTCCACAACACCCTCAGAGACCGCTCAAATCTCGCGGCTCCCTCTTGTGTCGCCTCCAGAAAAACACAATGGTCGGCAACGGCTGGCTCGCCAGCCATGAAACAAGGTCCGGAACAACCACAGGTGCAACAAACCCGCCAAAGGTCTGCGTTGATGGCGAGTGTGCGCGCATGGCATCCGGCCCGGCAGTATGGGCATTTCCAATGAATCGACCTCAACGGAGAATGGACGAGCGGCTTCTGCTTACTGTTCGCCTTCGCCGTTCGCCAGAACGTCAACGTCCCGACCGCGCCAGTCAACACCTTCATCAACTCGCGACGCAACATCATGCAGAAAACCTCGGCTTCCGCTTTCGGGATTCCGCCCGCTGCCGTACGGCCCACTCATGGAGCCTCACGATAACACGTGACCGTCATGCCCTTCGTTACGATGCGCTTCGGGATGTCACAAGCAGGCACTTCTACTGCGTCAACACCGTAGCCTTTAACCATCTTTCCAGGGACCTTGAATGCACGAATCTGGCGGCCACACGCGCGACATTGGAGCATCGTCCACACTGTCGGCCCCGAATCCCTCAGCGCCGATGACCAGATGCGCCCGCATTCACATCGCCCGACATAGTGCCCCCGTAACGACTGATGGTGTTGGCCTTGCGATGCAGACGTAAGACCGAAGGCACGCCGAACACGACGATGCTCAAACCATTTCTTGAACAGTCTCAGCACGGACTACTCCTGCGCTTCCGCGCCTCCGCGCGCTTCATCAGCATCCAGTCGCACGGATATCCGAGACCCAGCCTTGTCCACCGGCCCCGAATCCGTTTCATCCACACGATCCCTTGACATCGCTCGCACCGCCCCCGGAACGTCCCGGCTCCCCGACCCACGTACCTCCGGACCTTCTTCACGTCATGGCCCCGGCTCCGGCAGTCAGCCACCAATTCCGTCTTCGCTGAATGGATCGACCGGACAGGCTGCAAGTCGCCCTCATTCCCCGTTAGTTGTCCGCCGGGACGCCGATGCATTCGTCAAACTCCTCGTGCCAGCCCCTTTCGAGAACCTCCCGCAATGTCTCCGTCTCGCCAACCGACGCAACCAACGCCTTCGTTAATCGGCGGAGTGCCTCGGCCGTCTCACCCCGCATCCCCGGGTGACGCAACGAAAGCTGAAGCGCACCGATAAGCAGAATCGCTTCCGGGAATCCCGTCGTCAGCCGGAACACCCCATATTTGCGCTCAAGCTCCTCCAGGTCCTCCTGGAATTGCCGCACCAACCCATGATCCGCCATCAGCCGCCCTTACCCTTCCTGCGATGTTTCCGGCCCACCGGGTTCTTCGGATGCTTCGCATTCCAGATCCGCGCCGCCTTCGCCTGAGCCGCCTTCTTCGACATCCCATCCCGAATGAACGAATCCCGCATCTTCTCGTATCCCGCCGGCATGATCCGTTACTCCTGCTCGATGCCCAACACCCCGCGAATGTCCTTCGGCAGCGGACGCATCACCGCATCCAAGGTGTCGCACATCTGAACCACCTGCGCAATGTGAACCCGGTGCAGGTCCAAAACGCCCGGCCGCTCGAACTTCGCCACGAATCGGCCCAGACCCGAATGGGCCAGAACCGGCCAAATCGACTTCACCCGCTCCTCCAAAAACGCCTGGGGCGCCCGACCCAGCAACGTCGGCGTCAGACGCAACGAAGTACACAAACCCTGAACCGTGTCCCACACGACCCGCTTCACATTCGATACCCCGTCTGCCCGGTAGTACGCCGCGTCCCCCTGAATCTTCGCCCGGGGAGCCCGACTCAACGCCAGATCCAGCCGCTCCGACTGGCCCAGCACAGGCTCGCCGCCCTCCGCCTTCACGTCAGCGTCGGCCCCAGCCTTCCGCAATGCCGCCTTCAACGCCTCGATCTGGCGAGCCATCCCGCGGTTCTCAGCCTCCAACCGCCGCATCCGTGCCGGCCAACCACCGCCGCCACGCCGCCTCTGCCCGCCCTGAGAACGCCCAGAACCCGATGCCACGTCCACACCACCGTCAGGCATAGAACTTTCCCTTCAAGACGCTACCGTCCGGCCATAACGCGGAAGCCCCAGCCTCCGCCCGAACCCGCTCCCGGGACTGGGCGGCACGCATCTCGGCCAATACGCCCACAACCCGGTCCAGATTGTCCTCGTCGTGACCGTGATCCCCGCTCGGCCAGATGTAGATCGGAACACCACCCAACGCCCAACCCTCTACCAGAACTGGCAAAATCCCGACGTGATCGCCCGCAACCGGCTCAGCCATGGTCGTCCTCCACCACAGACCCCCACCCACAACATCCTAGGCCACCGACGCCACAGACACAAGACCTGCGTTTCACGTGAAACACACGTCGCAAAACCGAAACAGCACCAAATCGGTACGACTATGCGCCCGGAAACCGAGTTTGGAAACATCCCGACAGCCCGAGGAAATCCGTAGACCCCACCAAAACCATGCCTCCTCCGCGCGCCACGGCCCTCAAATCACCTGGGCCGACCCAAGATACCCCCGAAATCAGTCTCGGGCGAACGAAGCGTGGTTTCTGCGCACCCACCCAAGAAGGGGGGAGAGTATGAGAGGGGGGAAGGTTGCGTGCGGTTGACCGACAAATGGGCGAGAGCTGGCGGAATTCCTGGCCGCCGATTGAAAGTGCGCACTTTCACTACACTATTGCCCCACCGACGCACACCATACGTCCGAAAAACCAGCCGAAGCGCAGAATGAACAATTTCAAAAGGGGGTAGGATTCCTGATTTTCAGGAGAATCGCCGGGGTCCGTGGCCCCCGGCCGCCGCGGGCATTATGCGCCTCCCGCGGCAACCCGTGACACCGCCGGCCTAGCCGTCCGAGCGGCCGCAACCGCCGGCCGGCAGCGGCCGGAAACCGCCCGGAATCCGCCCGGAATCCGCCTCGATAGCCAATCTCCCCATCCCAGGCGGGCGCGCTCGCTCCTGGCGACCGACCCGAAGGGGGCTTTTGGAGTGTACTCCACATGCCCCGCCCCCGACTTGCCCCGATCCCCTCTGGCGCCCCCGCCAGCACCGCCGGCCACGAGGGACACCAAACGCCCCATCCGCCCCCAAGTCTCGCGCCAATTCCGTAATTCCGCCCCAATTCCACCCCAATTCCACCCGCCAGCCCGAATCTTACCTATCTTACCCAGACCGCATAATCGTAAATGGCATCGACGGACGCGCCGAACCCGTTGTCAGGATCTCGACAATATCGGCAAGACTCTGCCAAATTACCCATTACCCAATTCTGGGTACTATTACCCAGTGGGTACTATTACCCAAATTAGGGTAGGCTGCGCGCGCATAGGCGGGAACGCGGGGCAAGTGCGCATGTACCTCGGATCGGTATCGCCCCAAAAAAAAGTAGATTTTCTTGCGCGCCTAACGTGTTGTGTCACAGCAGGTTACGTATTTTTCCGCCCGAATCCGGGGGAACGTACTTGCCCCATCGGCGATTCTGTGGTAGGGTATCACTGGCGAAAAAACCCCGCCGGCAATGCGGGTTGCCGCGGGGCGCGGCCGATGGGGTGTGACCCATCGACGCTACCATCCTATCCCGTTTCGGGAGCACAATCCAATGAGACCGTCTGAAGTCTCGGAGGTCCTGTCCCGGACCATTCCTGCGCGCCTGCCGGTGTTGCTGGCCGGCGCGCCGGGGATCGGCAAGACGGACCTCGTCTCACAAGCCGCGGAGGCGGCCGGGGCGCAACTGCTCGTGTCCCATCCTGTCGTGTCGGACCCGACCGACTACAAGGGCTTGCCGGGGATCGTTGACGGCCGGGCGGAGTTTCTGCCGTTTGGGGACCTCCGGCAGTTGTGCCAGGCGACGGAATTGACCGTCTGTCTTCTGGACGACCTCGGGCAAGCGCCCCCGGCCGTGCAGGCGGCCGCTATGCAACTGCTATTGGCCCGGCGCGTCAACGGCCATGCGGTATCCGATGCCGTCGTGTTCGTGGCTGCGTCGAATCGTCGGCAGGACAAGGCCGGCGTGACGGGGATTCTGGAGCCCGTCAAGTCCCGATTCGCCGCAATCCTGCAACTGGAGCCCGACCTTGACGACTGGTGCTCGTGGGCTTTCCGCGCCGGTGTCGCGCCGGAGCTGGTCGCGTTCCTGCGCTTCAAGCCGGAGCTATTGCACGATTTTCAGCCGACCGCGGACCTTGTGAATTCCCCCTGTCCCCGGACGTGGGCGGCCTTGTCCCGGCTGATCGGTCTCGGATTCGACGGTCCGGAGGTTCTGGCCGGCGCGGTCGGGCAAGGTGCGGCAACGGAATTTCTGGCGTTTCTCCGGGTGTGGCGTCAGTTGCCGAGCCCGGACGGGATTCTGTTGAATCCGGACGTGGGCGACATACCGCAGGACCCGGACACCCTGCGAACCTTGTGTGTCGCGCTGGCGGGTAAGTGCTCCGATCAGACGGGCGAGCGGATCCTGCGGTACGCGCTGCGCTTGCCGTCTGAGTTCTCCGCGCTGCTCGTGCGGGACGCGCATCGGAGGGATTCGGTTATCGCTAACGCCCCATCGTTCGCACGATGGGCAACGGCGAATCCGAACGTCTTCAAGTGACAATCCGGGCGGATTCCGCCCGTTATCCGGAGGTATCGACGATGAACACTGACATTACAAGCCGGGCCATGCTGGCCCGTCTGTCAATCACGCAGTGGAGCGCCCGTAAGCACGACAAGGAAATCACGGCGGAAGTCTGCCGGACCCACCAAGCATCCGCCGACGCGGGGCGCTACAACAAGCTGCTGGTGGCGGCCGAATCGATCAAGGCGGTTCAATCCGCGGCATCGGCCGCCCGGTTGACGCACTACAAGTACACTCTGCCGTGGCGCGACGACGGAGCCCGGATCTTGCCGTCGGCCGCGTGGTTTGACTACTCAAAGGACATGCGGGAAGCGCAGGACCACTTCTGGCAAGCGGTCAACGCCCTTGTCGGCGCGTATCCGGCGCTCGTGCAACAGGCGCAACTCCGCCTCAATGGCATGTTCAGACCGGAGGATTATCCTCCGGCCGATCAAATCCGGTCACGCTATACGTGGGATATGTCCGTTGACCCGATCCCGGCCGCCGATGACTTCCGGGTGCAGCTTTCAGACGCGGAGGTTGACCGGATTCGCCGTGAGATCGGGGCGCGGACCGAATCCGCGGTCTCGGAAGCGATGCGCGACGCATGGCAGCGCTTGTACGATGCGGTCTCGCATATCGTGTCCCGTCTGTCCGATTCGGACGCGGTTTTCCGCGATTCCCTGATCGGCAACGTGCGGGACTTGTGCGGTTTGCTTCCCAAGCTGAATCTGACCGGGGACGCCAATCTGGAAGCGGCCCGGCAGGACGTCGAGCGCCGTCTGGCCGGTCTGAATCCGCAGGACCTCCGGGACGACAAGCGGCACCGGGCGGAGGTCGCGGACCAAGCCCGGCAGATTCAATCGGCCATGGCCGCCTACATGGGCGGAGGTGTCTCGTGACCGCCGTTGACAAGCTGACGAAAGCCCGGACCGCGCTGGTACTGGACTTCCCGTTCTACGGGTCCCTGGCATTGCGCCTCCGGCTTGTGGCCGATCCCGGAGTTGATACCGCGGCAACCGATGGGAAGTCCGTCCGATTCAATCCGGGATTTATCGACGGATTGACCGCGCCGGAGGTCCGCGGGCTTCTGGCGCATGAGGTCCTGCACTGCGCCCACGGACACCAATGGCGCCGGGACGGCCGGGACTTGAAGCGATGGAACGTGTCGGCCGACTACGCGATAAACGCGATTCTGGCCGAATCCGGCTTTCAGCTCCCGGCCGGGGCGCTCCGGGCTCCGCGATTCGACGGGCAATCCGCCGAGCAGATATACGGCGCCATGGCCGTTGACCCGCAGGCGGGCCAAGCCGGGGAGCCGGGTCCCTCCGGCTTGCCCGGCCCATCGGAGGATACCGGCGCAGGACAAGCTTCAGACGGTGCCGACGGGACGGGCGCTCCGCAGCCTGGCGGGGCGCCCGATCCCGGCCGGTGCGGTGCGATAGTCGATGGGGATTCGGCCGATGCCGATTGCCCATCGGAGGCGGATTGGCAGGTTGCGACGGTGCAGGCGGCCAAGTCCGCACGGGCGGCCGGGGACTTGCCCGGCGCGATTGCCCGCCTTGTGGACAAGCTGACGGACCGGTCCTTGGATTGGCGCGTAGTGCTTGCGGATTTCGTGCAGCGCTGCGCCCGGAATGATTACGATTGGGCTCGCCCGTCGCGGAGGTATCTGCAGAGCGGTTTCGCCTTGCCGTCCCTCCGGTCCGATGAATTGCCGTGCGTGGTTCTGGCGGTCGATACCTCCGGGTCTATTGACAAGCCCGCCCTGTCCCGGTTCTGCGCGGCACTATCGGACGCGCTCGGCGCGTACCCGACTACGGCCCATGTCGTCTGTTGCGATACCGCGATTCAATCGACGGCGGAGTATTCGACCGCGGACTTGCCCATCGACGTTGACCCGCGCGGCGGAGGCGGGACCTCATTCCGCCCGGTGTTCGATTGGATTGACCGGCAGGGAATCGAACCCGCCGCGCTTGTTTACTTCACCGATCTGGAGTGCTCGGAATACCCGGACGCGGAGCCCGACTATCCGGTCCTGTGGGTGACACCGGAGCCCGCCCGGCGCTCCGCGCCGTGGGGCGAAGTGTTGACGATGGGATGATCGGGGCGCCCTGCCCGCTAGGCGGGGTAGTCCCGTCTATTTCGCAGGAACAGAGAGGCGCACGATGAACACGACCGACCGACTGCAAATGGAAGCCGCCCTGAGTGAAGCCCGGGCGCAAGAGAGGCGCACGGGCGAGACATGCCGGACTCATTACGCCAGCCAGGCCCACGCTTACCAGTGCGCCTGCGCGATGGCGTGTGAGACCCGGCAACTGATGTACGTATGGTGGATTACCAATGCTGGCCGACTTTTCGTCGTCACCGATGCGGACTTCCTCGCGCCGCATTTTGGTTGGCGACTGGTGGACATTACCAAGCCGGCAGGGGGTGCATGATGTACGTAAATCCGCGAACCGAACCCTCCGGAGCAATATGCGGCTACACGATGCTCCTGAGCCGGCGCGATACCCGCGCTTGGGCTGACAGGCCCAACAGCCAGTGGCCGTATGCCGCACTCGCTGGTCACCGCGTACACGTCGGCGTGGATCGCAACGGCTTGGCAAGCCTCATGATTGACGACCACCGCGCGGCATGCCCGGCGCCGGAGCTTGCCGCCATCGTCGCGGACCACCTGCCGAGTCAGTGCCGGCACCTATGGCCGGCGTGGGAAGGCGGTGACGCATGTTAGCCGAGAAATACAGACCGCGGACGTTTGATGACGTGATCGGACAGGAGCGCGTGATCCGGGCCATGGAATGGTATCTCGGAGAGGCGCACGATTCGGGTCTGGCGTTTCTGTTGACCGGTCCCTCGGGCAGCGGCAAGACGACGCTTGCCGAGTGCGCTGCTCGCAAATGGGGCGTGTCCGATTGGGACATGCACAAGATCGAATCGGCCGAATGCGACGTGGGTCGGCTCCGTCAACTCGCCAACGACATGATGATCTACGGGTGTGGCGGGCACGGCCGCAAGCTCTACGTCATTGACGAGATACACACGGTCACCGGGCGAGCGGCCGACCATCTGCTTTCGCTGCTCGAAGCGCTCCCCGCCCACGTGCTGATCGTGGGGACCACGACCGAAACCGACTGGACGGACGGCATCCTCTTGTCCCGGTGGACACGCTTTGAGCTGCAGAAGGTGCGATCGGGTGACGTGGCGCGCTACCTGGAGCGCATCGCCGAGGCCGAAGGCTTGCCGATACCCGATGATCCCAAGTGGGCCGACAAGCTCGTCAAGTATTTCGGGTTGAACATCCGCGACCAGTTGAACCAACTCCCGGCCCGTCTGCTGAGCATGGAGCTACAGGCGGCATAGCCCCATTTTCCCGGCATCGCCGGGGCGAAAGGAGAGATGATCATGTGCGACGAAAACGTATGGCAGGGTGAGCTAGGGGCGATCCCGATCGAAGTCTGCGCCATCACCGATGTCCGCGCAAATCGCGAGGAGGCGTGCGACTGGCTGTCGGGTGTGGCTCATATTTCCTGGCGCCTCGCCGGCCACATGTCCGAGGAGCACGCCGAATGGCGGGTAGGCTGCTGGGCAGACGGCACGACAAATGATCACGCTGAGTGGTGCGCGGCGAACGAAGGCGCGCGAATCATCGAGGCCGTGCTCGGCCTGCCCGATGAGGGCGACACGCGCGGCTCTGCGGTGCGATCGGCTTGGCCGGAGCTGTGCGATGAGATCGGGCGGGCCATCTGCGCGGCGCTGCTGGCCGAACACGAGGCGACAGCCTGACCCTCACCCCCGGGCTCCACGGAGCCCCGGGGCCTGGGCCATGCGGCGCAGGGCCTTCCGGCGGCACGCCGGGGCGAAAGGAGAGAATCATGCGGGCGAACCTTTGGCGACCAAACTCGGTCCGGAATCAGGGGAGCCGCGCACCGCGCTATATCCCTGCGGTCGAGACCGCGACCGTCCGAATCGAGCAGCAAGACCCCGAGAGTGTGGCGGACTACTACGCCGGGATCGGCGAGAATCCGCCCGCTGACGCGGAATGGGAATCCGGGTGGATCGCGAGGATCACTCGCGTACCGGGCCATGGGGACGTAGGCCCGCATAGCGTGGTATACGAATCAGGGGCCGAAGCCATGGCCGCAGCGCTGGCGACGCTGGAGCGAGAAGGCTACCTGCGCGACGAGGCCAAAGCGCGACGGCTCGCGCAGGAACACGCGGACCGCCGCGGCCAAGCGGCGGTTGATCGGGCTGCCTTGCGGGACACGCTGGCGCCGATGCTGGCGGAGCTGGGTGCTGACCGGCTTGCCGATAGGCTCGGCGTCGGAAAGAATCACGTCGGCAATCTCGTGAAGTTTGTTCAGGGCCGGAAACCGAATGTTCCGGGCGAAGACCTGGCGATAATCGCCGCGCGTGTGAAGCAGTAATCTCTCCTGCCGGCCGGGGCTCTGCCCTGCACCCCGGCACCCCGGGCGGGCGCTTTTGAGGCGTGAAGACAACTTGCCCCCCGCGCCATGCGACTGGCCGGGGGGCTGGCCGGCGGGCGCGTGTCCCGACGGCGCATTGAGGTTAGTCGCACCGGAAAGGCGGTGCAAGATGCGATTGGAAGCTGTATCACCAATGACGGCGGACAAATGGGCGCGGCTTGGCAGGGCGGAGAGGCGCAGGCTGCTATGGCAACTTGGCTGGTCACATAACAATGCGGTTGCGCTCTCGCGCAAGCCGTGGGACCTGATCGACGATGAGCACAGGCGCGTCATTTGCTGGCGATGCGATCCGAATCTATCCACCTGGCAATGCTACTGCGGGCGGACGAATGATCGGGGCGCAACAATCAAGTGCCCGCGCTGCGGTCGCCTGCGGCCTGACCTGGAGAGAGGCGCGCAGGGCGATATGACTGAGGGGCAGTGCGAAGCGGTGTTTAATGGACTTGCCCGAGACATTGCGACAGATTGAAGACGTGGCAAAGAGCGCACCTTGGTTGTTGGAGCACTGCGCCCGTTGCCATAAGCGCAAGCCCAAGAAATACCAGAACAACGCATACTGCCCGGAATGTCATAAGATCGTAACGAGTGAGATGCACGAGCATTGCAGCATCCAAAGTGCCATGCCAACCGAGAGGCGACCACACAATCCGCGAGCCTTTACATTTACGGGCGATGGATCGCGAACTCATTTGAGCTGTGCCCCTGGACGGATATGGCTTGCCGAAACCTACAGGGCGCAGTTGTTCGAGCTTCATTCAGAGCCGTTCAGACCTATGCGGCGGTAATGGATGGCGTCCTGCGGGATGCGAAAGAAGGAGACCAACTATGAAGCCGCCTTTTCATAACTCGGGTTTTCACGTCCTGGATCACAATGACAACATCGTGGCCACAGTCGAAGCCGATGATATGGATCGCGGTGAAAAGATCGCGCTGGCGGAGATTATCGCCCAAAGCCTGAACGTGCACTGGGCTGAGGACAAGCTGCGCACCTCGTTGGCGGCCATGCTGGAGCTGACAGAACCATGACAAATGATAACCACGCGGCCGTCTACATGCGTGTGAGCACCGACGACCAAAACGTCAAGGCACAACAGGAATCGATCAAACGGTATCTACGTGGTCATGGGATGACCATCCCGCTCGATTACTGGTACATCGACGAGGGAGAAACCGGATCGGAAATGCAGCGGCCTGGGATCTACCAATTGGAAAAGGCCATCTTCCACGGCGAGATACATACCGTGGTGATGTACTCGGTCGATCGGTTTGCCCGCACCATGATTGACGGGCTTGTGGCCATCGACAAATGGCAGCGGGCCGGGGTGAAGATGATCTTTGTAGACAACACCCTTGAGGTCAATCCCCACAATTGGATGGGGCAAGCCATTCTCAAGGTGATGGTCGCGATGCACTTGGCTTTTGCAGAGGCGCATCGGGAACGTATACTGTCCGCCCAGCAGGCCGGTATCGAAGCGGCCAAAGCAAAGGCTAAGGAAATCATCAGGAGACGGGAACAAGGTGAAAGCATATCCGCCCTGGCAACCCTAATGAACACGAGCGAATCCTACGTCCGGCGGACCCTGACCTTGCACAAGAAGCGTGTGGCCAAGGCCGAGAAAAACGGAGAGGAACCGCCCGACCCGCCTTGCGGCTGGGGAGGTCGGGGCAGCGGCCACTACAAAGTCTCGCTAGCCAAGCTCGTGCGTCTCGTCGGCCAGCATGACCTCGGTGTGATAGAGGCCGCCCGTGCTGCCGGCGTGGATCGTTCGACGGTTCGGCGCAGGCTACGCGACCTAGGTGGCGCCTCCTACGTCCGCCAGCACTGGCAGGATATCCTCGCACGGCTCTAGCGCTCCCCCTTGGGTCAAAACCCCAATGTTTTTCGGTGTCGTTTGAGGGGCAAGGGGGAGCGCATCCAGTCTTTGTTTCGTCAATGCCCGGTTGCTTTTGCGCCAAGGCAAGGATTCCTCCCTTACAAGGAGGAGGTCGGCGGTTCGAGCCCGTCATCGCCCAGTCGCTAAGGGCTTGAAATCACGCGACTTCCGGGCATGATGCCAACAGGCGGGGGCGTCCAAGCGCTCCCCCTTGAGCATTCGCGCTCCCCCTTGGGCGATTTACACATGGGCTGGCATCCTTCGGTACAGCGTCATCGGCGCCGCGGGCGGAAACCGTGGTACACGCTGAAGCTGAACCGCAAACAGCACTATCTTGGTACGGATGCGGCCGAAGCTTACCGCCGGGCCGACGAGTTGTTGGAAGCCGGCGGGAGGCAGCGGCCGAAACCAATTTCTGTGGCTGGGCTTGTTAACGCCTGGACCGATCTCCATCCGTCCGATTTGGGGAATCTGCACCACTGGGTTTCGGCGTCTGGTCCGCGCTTGCTTTCCGAATTGGCTCCGGCCGACCTCCAAGGGCTTGCCGAAAGACTCGAGGCGGCAGGACTGAGCCCGTGGACGGTACGTCGGTATGTCGGGGCGGCGGCTCGCGCTTGGAGGTGGGGGCACGAGCAAGGTTGGATCCGGCAGTTGCCTCGACGAATCAAGTCCGCGCCGCCCACGGCCGGGCGGCGGGACGAATCGCTGAGCAAAATCCGGGCCGCCTTTTCACGGATTCGTGGACGCGCCAAGCCGCTGTTGCGCTTCATCCTGGCTACGGGGTGCCGGCCGTCGGAGGCGCGGCTTCTGGAATGGTCGGAAGTGGATCTGCGGGCCGGCATCATCACAAAGCAGAAGCACAAGACATCCGCCCATGGAAAATCCCGCACGATCTACCTCCCGCCAGACGCTGCTGAGATCCTTCGCGGACAACGCCGGAAACGAGGCGGCAAGTGGGTATTCCCCAGCCGCTTGGGCAAACCCTATAGCAAGGATGGCCTGCACGCGATCTGCTACCGGGCCGGGCTTAGGTCTGTCTACTCGCTCAGACATACGTTTGCGCAGCACTACTTGGACCACGGCGACGACGGAAAGCCAGGATCGCTGGAGGTGCTTCAGGAGCTTTTGGGCCATTCCCGCATCACCACAACCCAGATATACGCCCAGATCCGATCCAGGCGGGCCAAGGAGGCGGCCAGGAAATTGAAGGGGCCAGCGGTCGGTTAGCTATGATCCCCTTCCCGCTCCGCCATCTTCGCCTCGATCTCGTGGGCGAATTGCTCGCAGGCCGCTTCAACCGCGGGCTTCAGCTTCCCGTAGAGCTTCCCGTCGTTCAACCAATCCAGGTACATCACGTCGGCCTCGGCGATTTCGGCCAACGTCTTCCCCTTGTACTTTCCGAACGGCATCGTTACGTCTTTGGCTTCGTCGTAAGTCATGGGTTCTCCTCTTCTTCTGGGTCTGGCGGCACAACCCATAGTCCATCGTGCTCAGCTCTCGCCTCCCGCCTCAGCTTATCGGCGGCCCCAACATTCCATAGCGTATTACCCCATCTTCGCATGAGGTACATGGTACTACCTTCATTCCGGCCTTCTCGCTGAAGCATGAGTACCCCCATTGGATAGCGCCGCTCAATCTCGTCGAGCAACCGCTGGGTTTCGACGGCGAAAAGTTCCTCGTCCTCAGGGCCATTCGTCATGGTTCTTCCTCTTAAAGGGCCACGAACAACGGCGCATCAACTACGGCCTGTCATCTCATTCGCTATCATACCCCGCTTTCGCCATGATGCGCCGAGCCTGGTCGCGGTATTTACAATCGGAGTCCACCGAAATCTCGTCGAGGAGGTCAAGGGCATCGGCGGAAGCGGCAGCCTCCCTGTATGTGCAGGCGTTCAGCGTTTTCAGGGCGCATAGCACTTGCTCTGCCGTGTGCCCAGGGTATAGGTGGACGCCGGCCACTACGCCGTTCTGGTCGCGCACCTGAACGCAGGTGGGCGCGATGACCCTGCCGCGAAGTTGTCCCACCGGTTTACCCATCGCCTTTGCGTTTTCGCTCATACCGTTCAATCTCTGCTTCCACCTCGCGCCGGGAAGGCCCCCGCGCCGGCTTGGCATCCACACCGAGCCATTTACGCAAGCTATTAGGGTAGATGCGCCACTGTCCGGGTCGGCCGCTCGGGCTTCGCGAACGGACGCCCTCAAGCTGGCCGCGATCCAACAGGAGTTGCACGTAGCCTGGACTCCGATGCACAAGGCGCGCGACCTCGGGGGCGGAGTACATGCGCTCCTCGATCTGGATCAGATCAGTCGGCATACCCACCTACAACTCCTGCGTTATCCCAACCCTCTGGCACTCGGCCTGCCAATAGGCACGAAATGCGACACAGAACATGTCGCACAGTGCAGTGCCGCGGACATCATCCATCGGCTCGCCGAGCCTCACCCGGTCCATGCCGTCGGCGCACGTTTCCCAGTAGATAGCCGTGGGGGCGCCACGGATGATCCTTAAGCCCTCAAGGCGGCTGTGCAGAATGCGTTTCGCGTCATCGGGCGACTGTGCTGGTTCCAGGCGGTACACCTGGAGACCGGCGCTGGCGCGATCACCGCTGGGCAGATAGTGCCGTGCCTGCTCCCAGGTGCATGTAGGCGCGCCGAGATAGGGGCAGATGTTGCCGTTTTCGTCGAGCAGCACGTAACGGTCCATCATCGCCTCCGCAGCTTGGCTTCGTAGCCCCACTCGGTTTTGCGCCATGCTTCGCGCCGACGCCAGCCGAGCATTGCAAGGCGTTCGTCGGCGTTGTCTATCGAGTGGCACGCATCAAGGCGCGCGACGGAACCGAAGTCGTTCGGCCCGAAGATCGTGCCTTGCCTGAGCCCCGAGTACCAATGCACGATCATGTTTCACCTCGCCTTCCGGCAGGCTCGGCATCGAGCTTGGCGATTGCGTCGTTTGTCGCGGCGAGAGCAATATCAACTAACTCCTCCACCGTCTTTGCGCCGCCTCGGTGCTCCAAGCAACTGCGCAGGCATTGGCCAAACAACCACTCGCCGTATGTCATTCCGCGCACATGTTGCTGCTGGCCGTCCTGGTCGAGCCCGAGATTCATCGGGAACGCGGCCTTGTTGCCTACTGACATCGTTTGTCTCCTTGAAAAGCGGCGTGGTGGGCTTATGGAGCGTCAGCCCATGGCAAGCTCCCCATGCCGCCCGAGGGCCTCGCCGCGGTTTTACAATAGCAGGGCTCTGGACTTGGCCAGGCGCGCCCTTCGCCTGCGATCGGAACCTTGTACTTCGGTTCTGCCATTCACGGCCCAGTTCGCTACGAAAGAATTTGTGTGCGGTAGTCCCGGTTCTGACCCGGGTTGCATTCGTCCGGTTTACGCTCCAGGGACCAGCTACGTGCATCCTGCCTGTGTCGCAGTATCCCAGTCCGTTCCACGGGCATGCCGGCCCGAACCCATAATGAGTAATCGAACACCGCACACTTCCCGTGGTATCTCGCCGGACCGCTTCACCGCAGAGCGTGTCACCATCCACGCCGACCACCGCACTGTTATTGCACCTCAACGAACTTCACGCGGACCCACTGGCCATTCCCAAGATCGGCAGGGATTTTCGGCATTCTGGGCTCAGCGAAGAAGAAGAACTTCCCGCTTCTCGTCTTCCACGCCCATCCGTGCCAGTCGCGGCCCTGCCTGAGTCGCTTACGCTTCTTCTTGGCCATCGTATTGCCCCTGTTCGGCTGCTCGGTTCTCACGCATAGCAACATGGTAGCCTCGTGCATGGGCTGCTTCTTGGCATCGCAGGCATGGGTGCACGTCATACGCCACAGGCCCAGGCTCTAGGCATCTGCTGACATCGAGCACGCGTCCGCACGTAAAGCATCGGTACTTAGGCATCGCTGTTCTCCGCTGCTTCTGCGGCCTCGCGGGTGGAATAGCAGTTGGACCACCTAAAATCACTGTCGTAGCCACTCGTGCCCCAATATCCGCGGACAAACGCCTGGTCTGGATAACTGTCGATTTTCCAATGGAAGTTTTCTGCGGAGAATGCGTGGCGCCCATATTTCAAAACATAGAGCGTCATCCCCGGCACGACGAGCTTTCCGTCCCGTGTCCTCGGCAGCTTCTTCAGCGCCTCGGCGTCGGCAACGGAGCCGATGTACTCGGCGCTTGGCCCGATTTCCCCCTCACCAATAAGCCAGAGGCCATGCCGCCAGTTTTCCCAGCCGCGGTATTCCTCGTTTGCTTGGCGCAACTGTTTGTTCTCGTCGCGGAGGCGCAACAGATCCGCCACCACGCCGCTTACGATCTCGGGCAGCGCGCACTCACCATCGGCGTCATACTCGGCGAGCACGGGTTCGAGGGCGGCGATAGCACTATCGACCCACGAAGTCAGCACGGCAATCTGGCGCTGGGCGTCGGACAGTTGCGATTCGAGGCGGCTGTTTTCCGCTTTCAATGCTCGCAAATCTTCCCGCAGATCGCCGTTCATGGTTGTTCCTCCGCTGCTTCTGCGGCCTCGCGGGTGGAGTAGCAGTCGCCGACCGGAAGGTACTTCATCGTTCGCATTGCCGGGTTGTTGCCGGGTAAGAGTAGCTGCACCGCGAAGCCTTTCCAGTCCTCGTCGAGACAGACCGTACCCTCGACCGGATCGCATGGGCGCCCGTAGAAATCGACGATGGCCCACGCGCTATCGAGCGGCACGACGCGCGCCCCGTCCGCCGTCTTCGGCAGGCGGGAGACAATGGCTTCAAGCCCCTCGGCCTTGCCACGCAAGTCGGCTATCGTAGCTCTGGCAAGCGTCAATTTACAGGCAAGACATCCGGGTTCCATGCACGTACAGCCGATCATGTTATCATTCATCGTGATCCTCCGCCGCCTCTGCGGCCTCGCGGGTGGAATAGCATTCTTCTATGGGATGATAACACAGAACATCCATCAGGTTCTTGCCTGCGGGGAGCCTCAGCCGTGTTAAAAACGCATACGGATCACCATGCCATTCCACTTTCCCTTCAACGGGTTCGCATGGTCGGCCATGTAGATCGTGCGCGTGCCATGCGCTGTCGCCCGGCGCAAGGCGCACACCATCTTGCGTTTTCGGCAACTTCTGCAGCGCCTCGGCATCGGATGGCGGGCCAAACCATTCAAACATTGTGACGTTGCCCTGTGCCGTAACGAGGTATAAACCATCTTCCGGCGGTGGCACGCGCGGCGTGTTTTGCGGATTATCACCCATGGTTCCGTGGCAAACATTCTCGGCGACGTGTTTGTCGAGTTCGCCCGCGTATTCACATAGCCAGAAGCTTACGTCGGCACGGCCCGTGTTCATCGACAGCTCACGCAGGCCGCGCGCGATGTCCTGTAGCGTTCTCATAGTTTGCGCTCCAAAAGCAGTCGCACATGGTGACGGATAATAGACATATGGGCGAGCGCGTTGGCTCCAAAGGCCGTTGGGCTGTCCACATCCATGGCTTGCTCGCACGCATTGACGGCCTGTTCCCACGCCTCGACTTGTCTGCGCAGGCGGGCATTCTCTGCCTCAAGTTGGCGAATACGATTGTCAACTGTCGGCTCGTCTAACATATAGCCTTCATTGCCACATACGGGGCAGCGCCTACGCTCCGGAATGCGTTGTTCGCTCATGGTTCGGATTCCTCCACTCGCCGCACGTCGCGGACGATAACCCAAGGGTTGCGGTCCCAACCCAGACCTTTCCGCAGGTAGCGTCTGTCCCAGTGATCCATGAACCAGACAACGCTCGCGTCCATTCCGTCGACGCAGTATTCGCCCCCAAGTTCATCCGGGCACCCCTCTGCGTTCGCGTCGTCCGGCCCCATGTCCTGCACTCGCCGCATCCGCAGTTCCGCCACCTCCAGCGTCAAGCGTGAAGCCCAACGAGGCAGACTGATAGATGGGCGCCATGAGCCTTCAGATGGGTCATCATCTGTAGCCCGATAGCGAATAGCGCAGCGGTTCGGCCTGTACTTTGGAATTGAGCCCTTCCATGTATCGCCATCCCATCCGCCGCAGTAAGTGTCTTCGATGATCTGGATGAGTTCCCACGTTTCCTTCACCCACACGCGGTCGCCGACAATTGGCCCATTGACGCAGATTGGTTGGCCGCAACCCTGGATATCCAGCGGCCCCCGCCCCAGACAGCCGAGGGGGCCGCGCACCTGAGGAACAACGGGCAACCAATGTCGCGTGGATTGAGATGGAACCATGCGCCTGGTGCTGGCCGGCGGTTGCGTCTTCATCGGCACCGTGTACCGCGTCTTCGTTCCATCGAGGAACGCTCGCACTTCCCAGCCGCGGAAGATGGCGCCGTAGGCTTTCATCACTGCTCCTCCTCGATAACCTCGGCGGCATTTATCATGGCGTCCGCCTCGCGAATTGTCATCGCAAACGACGCCTTGCGTGTAGCATCAACCAATTCGCGTAGCTCCCTTTCGAGCCGACCATTTCTCGACGCAATGACATAGCACAGCGACCGGGCGAGGCTCAACAACTGCCGGTGCGACGATCTGAGCGTCTCCATGTCTGTTGCGCTTATCACCTCGCATACCACCTGCGAGTCATGCGTGCGGAGCGCATCGGCTTCGTCGGGCGAGAGCGGATCGAGCAGCGAGCAATCAGGTCCGCCGATCAGTTGATTCGCCTTGGTCCGCAGTACAAATCGCTTGTCTGGTTTACTCATCTTCGACCTCCTCTGCGGCGCGGATGGCGGCGCGGGCATTATCTAACGTCTCGTACATCCTGGCACGGAGCATACAATCGAAGTCGCAGTTGGCATCCGGGCCGCAGATGTGCTCCGGCGGCGCTGGTGGTGGCGGGTCTTTGAGCCAGGTCGCCAATTCACCTACCAAGCTACGCAAATTCTCATTATCCCGCTCCAGCCGCTCCAGCTCGGCGGCCGCGTCTTTGATCAATTCGGTCGTCGGCGCATGTAGAGGTTGCGCTGCGCGCCGCAGTTCATTGGCTATGTCGCTCACGTCGCACCTCCCGCTCGCTTCTGTATTTCGTCCGGCGCGTCGTCATCAGGTGTCGCGTATACCGCCAGCGTATCAAGCGCCCAATCACGCAGCGGATCATCTAACGCGAGAAAATCGTCCCAGCACCAATCGCGACCCACCAGCACGAGTCCGGCCAGCTTGCGCTTGGCTATATCGTCGCCGGCCGCCTGTCGCAGTATCTCAGCCAGCAGATCGTGGGAGTCCCAGTTAAGCGTGGCCCTGCTGAGATCCGCCCTGCTGAGATACGCCCCGCTGAGATCCGCCCCGCGGAGATCCGCCCCGCTGAGATTCGCCCCGCTGAGATTCGCCCCGCGGAGATCCGCCCCGCTGAGATTCGCCCCGCTGAGATTCGCCCCGCTGAGATTCGCCCCGATGAGATTCGCCTCGATGAGATCCGCCCCGCTGAGATACGCCTCGATGAGATTCGCCCCGCGGAGATTCGCCCCGCTGAGATCCGCCCCGTGGAGATACGCCCTGCGGAGATCCGCCTGTTTTCCACCATCACCGCGCAGCCACTTTCCATGTTCTGCGAGCACGGTTTTTAGTTCGTCGGGTGTCATGGCATATCTCCCGTGTGGCATTCTTCGCGGGCTTCTAGGCATTTCGGGTTGCCAGGCTCAAAATCGCGGCATTCCTGCGGTCGCGTTGCGTAGATCGTGCACAGGTTGTCTGGGCCAAGAAAACGACAGCGCCAGAGCTTGATGCACTTCTCGCCGCCTTCTAAATCCGCCAGCGATAGGCCGTGCGGATTGGTGGATGGCTTAAGCAGCCTCGGCTCACGGACGCAGTCATCGTAATCGCACTCGACGAGTAGCGTGCGGCAACAAGCTCCGCACCGTTGGCATTTCATGTCACACTGTCCCATCGACGGCCCAGATTTCCAATGCTGAAAGCATTTGGTCGATCGTCTCGCAGATATGACTCGCCATCTTATACATGAGTTCTGGCTCTCCGTTGGTCGCGAGAATCATCAGTGGCTTGCCTTGCCCGGCGTGGTATCCTGCTTCTAGGTGCGCCGATGCCCCGGCCGGGAGAACGAGCACACAAACGTCTGCGGCCTCGAGGGCGGCAATATCCTTGTCGTAGCCTGCGTCCGCCAAGGGGTGCAATAAGCCTTCGCAGAACTGACTTACTGTCCATGACCGCCAACCTTCATCTATTTGAGACCAGTGGAACCCCCTATCATCCTCCTGTGGATTACGAAAGTCATAGACTTCGTATCCTGCGGATCGCAGTGCGGCGACAATTGCAGGTTGTCGTTCATTCCGCCAAGATGATGCTACATACACATTCACGTCGCACCTCCCATCAGCGCCACTGGCCAGAGCAACAGATCGAGCCAAGCCATTGCGTATATCCACAGAAACAGAAGCCAATCGGCCATCATCACTCACCTCGCGTAGTATGGATCGGGCAGCCGTTGCCGCTTGCGTTCCTCTTCGGCTTCCTGCATGCCTTGAATCAGCAGGGCGTCGTGATCCGAGCAGAACGGTTGGCCTTTGTACCACGTCGTGTCGGCGTCGCGCAACTTCAGAAGCTCGCCGCACAGCACACAGCGTAATTCGCCATGCTCAGCCTCCCAGGCTTCGGCGAGCTGCCAGGTATTCAGAGGGCCTCGCCGCATATCAAAAGACCCTCTCGCCTCTCAGTTGCCGACTGCCGTACTCAGCGATCAATAAGGCGTCCGCCATGCCGTGATCGTCGATGCGGGAGCGCGACGTGCGTTTTAGTTGCACATGCGGAAACAATTGGTTTGCTCGCCAGACCGATGCCTTCTTCGTATCCTCGTGCGCCAGATCGCGCAGCATGGCCTTTTGCCACGTCTTCGGCGAAACGAGTGTGTGTGGGAAACCAAGCGATTCGACAACGCCCAAGATTATTCCATATCCCATGCCGAACGTGAACGCCGTCATGGTGCTCTGGCCGACCATCCGCCCCGTTCTTTTGTCTAAATGCCGGCCCATGGCGAAGACCTTCTCAATGAAGACGTGCGGGGGTTCGTCGTCGAAAACGGCGACACGATCCAGCCATTCCTTCAAACCTTTTGCATCGACCTGCCTCCGGCCGCGTTTACCTGTGCCTATTACGGGCATCGAGATGGCAATCGGCTCGAATCTCCCCATTGCAACCAAGGCGCCGGTCAGCCCCGGGTCGATACCGATGACGATCATTCCGCTGCCTCGCTTTCCGCCTCAGCGGCGCCTAGGTCCCGCCGCGTCTTGTAACCCGGGTGAAACAGCATCCGCCCGATCTTGCCGACTTCTTTCCGGCAGTGGAGTTGGAGCGGCGTCTGTCTGCCTTCTTGAATCATGGCCCGCAACTCGTGTTCCGGTGGGCACTCCCAGCCCTTGTGAGCCCACCAGGAGTAGTGCTCCTGATGCTCACGCACCTGGCGATCCAGCCACGATGTCTTTCGTTCGCCCTCGACGGCTTTGCGACAGAGTTCCGTGACGGTCCCGATGTTGGGCCGCGGATGCACCCGGGCCGATCCGTCGAACGATTCCTCCCGGTGCCGACGCATTGCTTTCACGACCGTTTCAGGAAAGTATCCGCTGACTTTCCGATGTACGATGGTCGCGATTTCGTCGTTGTAGTCCCATTTGGGCCACAGATCGCGAAGCACCGGCTCGACTTGCTCGGCATATTGGTCCCACGTCATCGCCGGCATCAGAACAGCTCCTCCAGTTGCCGCCTGGATTCCTTGGCTTCGGCCTCCTCCTCGGCGTCCAGAAGGGCCTTCGGCTTGGGCCGCCGGCGGGGCCGATGCTTGCCCTGTTCGTCCCTGAATCGCTGAGCCCCGCTTTTGAGGATGCTGTCGAGATAGGCCCAGGAGCGGCGGGAGGGGTTGCCCTCGATGGCGATCTTCAAGCCGACTTCGACGACATTGGCCCCGTAAGTGCTGATGCGCTCACCCAAAAGCCCGAGGGGATAACTGCCAATGGCCGGCTGGCCGAAAAACTGCCGGGCAAGGTCGATGATCTGGTCTGGAACGTCTTCGGGTGGCTGCTCAACTGTACGCGCTTTGCGGACACTATGGGGCTCCTCGGCGCAAGTGCTTTCGGGGGCAGGACTTACATCTCCCGACTGTATGCGCTTTGCGGACAGTTTGGAAGTGTACGCGCTTTGCGGTGACCGCGCTTTGCGGACAGTTGGGCGGCGGACGACATGTTCCGTAAGTTTGCCTCTGCCATGGAGTTGCGCTGTAATGAGGCCGACGTTTCTAAGGTCGGCGAGCGCGCGCGCGATTGTGGCCTTGTCGACACTTATCTGGGCTGCCAAAGAACGCAAACTGAGCCTACAAAGGCCCCTCGAAGTGCTCCCGTCGGCCATGAGTGCGTAGACGATTTTGGCCATGGGCGTAAGGTCGGGGGCCGCGAGGATCGCACGAGGCATGTTAATCGAGTCCTTGGGCATCCGAGCCCCTTCCCACTACGTCCCTGTGGGTACGCGAAGCTCCCTGTGAAGCTTGCTCACCCCGCACCTCCGCATCGACCGCAACTCGGCCTGGAGCCAGTGGGGGAGTTCCATGTAGGCGTTGGCGCTGAGGCGGCAGGCGTTGTCCCATTCGTCGATCACGATTGCCGAACCACATTCGGGGCAGGCCGTGAGCTGTGGCCGGGCTGAGCCATCGACGCCGGGGATGGACGGGTAATCGTCGCCGTCGTGGTAGCAATTCGGGCAGATCATTGCTGCACCTCGTTCCATTCGAGGATGGTGATGCGCATGGACTTGCCGTAGTCCTTGTCGCGCTTGGCGACGATTTCGGCAGTCGCGTTGCGCTTCACCCATCCAGGGAGGGATCCCCAGTAGGTCGCCCGGATCTTGTCGGCCGCCCCGCCGAAGAGCCAGACCCAGTGGTACACCTTGTTGCTGCCCTGCATCGCCCGCTCTTCAACCTTGTCCACTTGCGCCATCGTGGCGAATTTCGATCCCACGGCTACGGTGCCGATCTGGTCGAACGAGATGTTGGGCACGCTCTCGTCGGCTGGCTCCGGCTCGGGCTCTGGCTCCGGCTCGGCCTTGGAACCGGTCGCCGGTTGAGCCTCAGGCGGGTCCTCGGGCTCGGGGAATGGTGTGAAATCGCCTTGCGGTGTTTCAGTCTCCGGCTGTTTGGATTCTTCGGGTAGCTGGCCCGCCTTGCCCTTCCCTCGTTCCCTGGCAACGATGTTCTGGGCTGGCGACTTGCTCGCATCCCGTGATTGCTCAAAAAAGTCCCCGACGCCAGCCATGTTGTCCTTGAGGCTGGTGTATATCTTTCGGAGGGCTATCAGTTCGGTCTCACTGACCGAATCCAGTGAATGCCCCAGCCGTCCCTCAATCATGCCAGGCTTGACGTTGTACTCACCGAAGGCCGCGACCATGGACCGAACGCGATCACCCAACGGCTCCTTGCTGCCTTCCGCCAGCGTCTTGTTGCACTGATTGATGGCCGCTTCTGTGATGTCCCCCGGGATGCAGGCCAGGATGCACGACCGCAGGCGACGGGCACCCTGATTGGCCATCATTTCGTAGATGTCGCGGGGGTCATGCAGCCTGACGTTCTGATCGCCTTTCCGCCGCAAATGGGGCACATTAAAGACCTTCGTCTGGCGATTGTTCGTTTCCAAGTCCCAGCAGTAGGCCATCATCGTGCTTTCGCCGTTCCGCTGCTCGAGTTCGATGATGCCGGAGTCCAGGTTGCCCCAATTCTGTGCGATCGCTTCGGCGAGCCGGATAGTTGGGCCTTCAACTTTGGAGCTGCCACGCGGGTAGGCATACTGAGACTGCTCGGCAAGCGATTTGCGTTTGCAGGCGTTGATGATCCTCGCATAGGCTGCCCGTTCATCCCGCGGGAACCTGCGCGCCATGACCATCGCTGCCTGGACTTCCTGCGCAGCCCGCGTCATCGCAACTTCGATCTGCCCCGCACTGCCTTCTGCCCGCTGCACGAGGGGACTGTCACCCGGCCCCCTTTTTGCCAACGCCGTCTGGTCGCTCATAGTTCGGCTCCTTCTCGCTTCTTCAGGTATTTCCGGATTTGTGTGTGGGCCTTCTTTGTTCCTTCGGGCATATCAACGCTCTGGAGCACCAGCAGCCGCTCAGGGTCGCCGTAGTCGCCGACCGTGGCATCCCCGAGCGCGGCCAGCATCTCGGCCTCATATTGCTCCTCAGTTTCTTCGGCCTGTTTCCGGGCCTCTTTGGCCTTCTGCCACTTCGCGACGACTTCGGCGGGTATGTCGGCGAGCTTGCCCTGGATGCGTTTCAATCGGCGGATAACCCCGAGCGTGGGCACTCCATCCGGCGCCTGATCCAACACCACATGGTCATGCCACCAGCGGTCGGCCTTGTCGGCGATCATGTCGGCCAGCTCGCGATTCAGGAGCACCGTGTACTCTCGCAGCGTTCCACCCAGCAGCACCGGAACCAGGCAGAGTTCGACCTTAAGACGCAGGCAGAGCATATGGGCATGAGCCTGCACCGCGACGTGCTCGGGAACCTGGTGGGTTCCTTCGTCGCCATATTCGGCGAAAACAGGAGACTGGAAATGCACGGTCTTTGCTTCAACCGGAAGACCGTCTGACCGCACGATGGCGTCAATGTTCGAGGCTAGTGGGAGGTTCGGGGCCGAGCGTCGCTGATTCCGCAGTAGGGGGCCATGCAGCCGTTCGGCGTAGTCCAGGACAACAGGCTCAAACAGACTGCCTTCCTCCATGGCTTTCGTAGTAGGTGTGTCCTCGACGCGAAAGGTCTTGTCCAGCCACACGTCATACTCAGTCTTCCAGGGATCACATCCGAACAATGCCGCCATGTCGGACCCGCCGAGTGATTCCTTTCGCTTTTTGCGTTGCCATGGGGTGATCGGCATTCCGACTTGCTCCAAACCGGCCCGGCGCCTTGCGGCATCATGCCCGGCGCCGGGCTCAAGCTCCGCGGTCCACCGCGGGCGTCACTTTCCGGGGCGCGGCGCGGGCTGAACCGACTGGAATGCACCGCGCCCACGGGAGGGGGAGAGAATCAGTGCTTGCGTCCACACCACAAAACTCGCGACGGTCCCGGATTCCCCACCCGGGTCCCCACCACCGGCCGGCCACCTTTTACGGTCCTATCTCGCCGGCAGCGCAGCACCGCATGCACCGTCCGGTGCACACACCGTCGCAATTCGGTTGTCAAAAGTGGCGCCGGGCTGCCAGATCACCCGGCGCTGGTCCTACTCACTGCCGACGATCGTCAGGCCGCGATCACAGTCGCATGAGCCCTACGCCGACAGCCCCGCAGCTTCATCCCGGTCTTCAGCGCCTCTAGGCTGGCTCCTGGCTACGGCCCCCATTGCAACCGGGTTATGGGGGCTGCACTCCCGAATCCGCTGCGAGTTCGCGCGTGTGTGGGAAGACCGCGCCAATTCCCCCGCGCCGGAGTCTCACCGACGCGGGAGCAAGGGAGAAATCACATCCGCGGTTTTTGCTGCCCTGCTACCCGGACAGCAGGCACTCACGGCTTAGCCCATACAGAGGCCGGAACGCACGGATCAACTTGCGCGGCCGATCCGCGCGCCCGGCCAAGCCTTGCCGCCGACTCTCGCCGGCGACAAAGCGCCGCAGAAGGATGATGCAAGCCCCCGGCCGGAAGCGACGCCGACCGAGAGCTGAAGGGGTGCGCCGTAGGTGTCGTTGACAGGACATTCAAACCTCGCACCAATCTCCAAGGTGTCATCTGTGGCACTCCACCATTGGAACGATCACGCCATATCACCCCAACTCGCCGGCCAACTCACCCCATTCCAAGTCGCCGACCACGACAAGTCAGCACACCACAAGTCAGCACGCCGATCACATCTCAGCACCCCCATCCACATCGCCGATCATGCCACTCCACCCCAATCCGCCGATCATTCGCCCAGCTCGTAGTCGTAGCGGCCGAAGCCCAGCGACCGGTCCTGGTTGAAACCCTGGAGCTTGCCGTACTCCAGGCAGGCAACCAAGTGGTCGCGGTTGATCTCGCCGCCCTGTAGCAGCATTACGGTAGCCGCCAGTGCGCACGGATTAACAAAATCCACGCGCTTCAGGCACGTTCTTGGTCCGAGGGCGGTCATCACCTGCATCGTCGCATCGCGGTGGCCCGTGGCCTCCTGAACGTGTTGGCCATCGCCATTGAGCAGGTAGATGCGGTCCTCCTGGATGTAGCACACCTTTGTCATCTTGCTCTTGAAGTTCATGACGGCCTTCATGCCGTCCACATGGCCGGCCTTGAAGATCGGCCCGAGCGTTTCCGCGCACGCCTTGATATGCGCCCGGAGGTTTCCGCCAGGTACGAAAAGGCCGTTGTCGTCCTTGGAAAAGCCGACCCATACTTTCCTCAGTTCGCTGTCCTGGTCCTCGTCGGGCAGAACGTCAGTCGTGGCCGCCACCTGCTCGACCACCTCAGCCATCGACCGCGGCCGGCGACCATCCGGGCCGATCCCGCTTTTCAACCGGGCATGGGCCGGGTCACTGGGCTTACGAAGCTCGCACCAGCGCTCGACCAGTTCATCGTCGCGCGGTCGCCCGCCACACATGGGCGTCGTGAAGCGCAGTTTCAAAGCCATTCCGTGCCAGAGTTCCATGAGCCATCCTCCATCGTTAGAGATGCCAAGACCTTCTCAGACAGCCCCAGAACACGATCACCAGCAGACCGGCGATCAGCCACACGCCCCAGTCCACTCGCTGCAACTCAGGATTCATCGCAACACTGACACCGTGCAGGAGCGTGAATCCGAACAGGTAGGCGACCAGGGCAATCGACGGTGGCAAGATGTCAATCAGCGTGTTCCGCATCATCCTCGTCGCCCTCGCTGTCGGCCGAACTCTGAAACGGGCGGTACTCCCAGAGCGGGCAGGCGAAGCCGGTACACTCCGCGACAGCCCGCCGCCCCCACCCGCAACACTCCATACAGTGTGCCTTGATTGCCAGCCGAGGGGAGGCTTGTTTGGCCACCGCCCGCAGATAGGCCGACCTCGACGAAAGAGGCATCTCAGCGATGCGTGCTCGAATCTGCCGCCTCCGATGCGGGTCCATGCCGGCCAGGGCCGTGGCGCTCGCCTCGACCCGCCTTTTGACGGCCCCGTCGTCCTTGAAGGAGGCTAGCAGCTCGTCGATCGGGTCAATTTGTGCTGGCACCGGCATCCCTGCCTTCCTGCATCAGGCTTTCCGTCGCCTGGGGTGAAGCTCGTCGCGATCCAGCCGGCCAGTCTGGAGGCGGCGAAGCAGTTCTAGCTCCTCGTCTGTCATGGGGTCGAGTTGTTCCATGGCCTCTTCGATCATGAGCCGGGTGCGGAGTGGGTCGATTCGGCTTAGACGCGCCACCTTCCGAATCGCCGGCACGAGCGACTGGGAAACCTTCGAGGGCCGGATCTCCAGCACGACGGCCGCATCCTTGTCTGACCAGCCTCGCCGCATAGACCCCTCGCCCGCCGAAACAACGACCATGGTTGAAAATCGCGAAATGTTCCTGGGTGGTTGTTTCTCGGTGTGTCCAAACCATTGTCCCGCCTCCCTGCGACGGATTATCGTCCATGGGTCAGGAGCATTCGATTTCGACGGCCGGTTCGGCGGTGGGCTTGGACCGGCGCTCGGTTTCTTCGTCGATAAGGTATTCGAGTTCCGCCCGCAGGGTTCGCCGGTCCTCCACGGCAAGCCGTTCTAGGTCTGCGTGGGACTCGGGCGAAAGCGTGACCTGCTTCACTCTCGGTGCTTCGTCGCTCATGGAAGCAAGGATACCACACGTTTTCCCAGGGTGCAAGCAGAAAACACGGGTTCACCTGTGGATTCATGCGTTGCAATAATGGAAGTCCATGCTAGGTTTGCATTTATGGCGACAAAGAAACTTGGATCGGATCTGCCCGAGGAGGACGTGGAGCGGCTTCAGCAGTGGTGCGCGCGGAAAGGCATGACGCAGTATCGCACCCTTATTGCCGCCCTGGAAGCCTTCTACATCCTCAGCCCAAACGCCAGGGAATTGTTCACGGAGCGCCGCTATGCTGAGATTCGGGATCAGATCGCGGCGATGAAGGCGGAGGCGTGGTTTGATCTTCAGGAGCTTGAACGACTTTCAGAGGCTCGGAAAAAGGTCGGTGGCGACGAGGTTCAGATACGGCACAAGGCAGGCGCTGAAGCGCATCGGCGAAGCCGACGACAAACGAGGCGTCCTGCCGGTTGAGATACGCACAGACCCGGCCGATGGCCTGGCGCTTGGCCGTAGCGTCCGGAATCACCGGATGGGCCGAAACAACCTGCCCCGCAGACTGGCTCACAACGTGCTCCTACCATTGAAAACAGTGACGTTCGCTACGCTATCTGACGGGATCATGGCAAGAAAGGCAAGGAGATTCCCATGAAACGGGTCGCCCCATTTTCGCTGCTGGTCATCCTAATCTCGGGACAGACTTGTGCGCCGCTTCCGGGTACGACGGACGAAACGGGTTCCGACCCGCTGCTCGAACAGGAACGCCGGCTCGTCGTAAACAACTATCTCAGAATGGTTTGCAGGCCGTTGGACATGACCCAAGATGATGTCTCGACGATGCTCCTCGCGGCCGAGGCGAACCGACTTCTGGGGTACTCATGGGCGGAGACCTTCAGCCAGGCAATTTCAGTGTGCGGGGTTGCTCCGGACCCACGCGATTGCCAGAACTGCATGACTGCCATTGTCAACCAAGTCTATTACGGGCGAGATGGAGTCATTGGGGAATGACGAGTCCAGCCCGGGTTCTCAAGGGCGGTTTCTGGGTGGCGGGCGCGAACGATCGCCTGAACATCCGCAATCATAAACCCTTCTCAATAAAGAGCGCTCGCGCGCTCGCGCGAACGTTCGCGCACCTTTTCTTTTACTCCGCATGTATGGATCTGGGGGCTCTGCGGATTGAGAAGACCCCATCAACAGCAGACCCTTGTACTTGTCGGGTCCGTGCTCGTTCGCGCCTGCTCCGTCCGGATAGTCTCAGAAATTCGTGGCATTGGCCGTCAAGGCATGCGGGTGTGCCACGTTCTGTAGGGCCTCTCCGGACTGCTCCTGCTCCAAGGCGCCCGAAATCGAGCGCCCCCAGTGCATGTCCTGCGCCGGCAACCGCGCAGGGCTGGGTACTTCAGGAGTCGGCCCACCACGTTTTTTGCTTTCAGGTAAGAAACGTGGTACAAAACCATAGCAGACGCTATGTCGCGCACCACAATGCGTGGCGCACAAAGAAGGCCCGGGACCTTTCGATCTCGGGCCTTCGGTGTTTTCAAGCCTCGCCGGGCGGGTAATGGCGTCGGGACAAAGAGCCCGACGAGGATTAGTTCCAGGATGTATCCGTTTTCCCGGCGCCATAGCCGGCACGATATTCGACGCCGCAAGCCCCTGTCAAGCCCCCCCGACGTTTTGGGGTGAATACCCCATACGGCCCCAGGGGACGCCAGAATCACCCAGGAACGATTCGGCCCATCCCAGAGGCCGTCCGGACGGCTCCAGGGACGTGGCGCGCGAACGAAGGTGCCTTTTGGCGGGTCTACGGGCCGTCTGGAGCGGCGGCCTTGCCCCCATTTCGCCTTCGCCACCAATCCAGGAGGTCTTTCGGCCGGGGCAGGAACCAACCGACGATGAAGACGAGGATGCCGGCCCCGATCCAGTCGGCGAGCCGGGTCGCGGAGGCTTCGGGGATGCCGGCGGTCTGGACCGGCGCATCGACCTGAAGGGCGATGGCGCCGGGCTCGAACCGGACGGAGACGACTTCAGGGGGGACTTCGATGGCAGGCATGGAGGCGGTGACGGCTCCGGCTTGGACTTCGAGTTTCACGGCTTCAGCGGGGATCACGGGAGCCGCGGCGGCAAGCTGGACCGCGCCCTCGGTGCATCCGGGTCCGACGGCCAGGATCAGGCCGATACAGCCGCCGAGACCCAACAGGGCGGCCAAGGCACCGAGGAATCGCCACGCCGTCAATCGCCGCCGTCTGGATCGCGCACATCTTCGAGGCATCGGGCGTACTCCTCCAGCGCGTCGGCGAGTTCGGGATTCGAGATCCGCGTGCTTTGTGCCCTGGTCCACTGGACCTGTGCCCAGTCAAGCAAAGTCCAGCCCTCGGGCACGAATCGGTGGCGCGCGTGCTCCCGAACCGTCTCAACCGCCGGGTTCTCGCTCATCATCGTCGCCTTTGGCCGGCTGGGTATCGGCGAGGGCGGGGCCGAAACCACGCTCGTCGTCGCTCACTTCCCCCGACCACCGGGCCGTCGTCGTCACGCCGATCGCCCGCATACCGAATCCCGAGATCCCGTATACCTCGACGCAGGGGTTCTCCAGCTCGCCGGAGACCTCCATCTTGTCCACGAGCTTCTGGCCCGCTTCGCTCTGGAGAAACTGTCTGGCCTCGTAGAGCGGACTTCCGCAGCCGGCCAACACAAGCATCCCGGCCAATGCCATGATCCATTTCATTGCTTGGCTCCTTTATCACTCAGAGACCTGAAAAGGGATTCGTATCGACGCTCGCAACGCTCCTTCATGTCCTTGATGTCGCGCTCCAGAGTTTGCAGGCGGTCGATCATCTGCTGGCGGTCCTTGCCGATCCGCCAGAGGACCATGCCGGTGAAAGCGACCCCAGCGATGAAAAGACTCAGACTCAGCGACGTGTCTTCGTTAATCGCGCTCTCGGCGGCGATCAGAGACCACAACATAGGAATGAGGGCTGCCGAGCGGTACATACAAACACCTCATTGCAGCGATTGGATTCGTGTTGCCAGCGCCGTCGCGATGGCTTTGTAACCAGCGCTGTTGGGATGTGTTTCACTTCCGAACAGCG